TCAGCTGACAGCGCGCAGGGCCGGCTTTGGCTTTTGGTAGTCCTCCCGGATGAACTTGCCGTACGTCCGGTACACCATCTCCACATCCTCATGGCCGAGCTGGCTGGCTACGTACCAAGGGTTCTCGCCTCGGGTGAGCAGGGTAGAGGCGAAGGTGTGGCGGATCTGGTACGGATTGCGATACTCGATCCCGGATCGCTCCATGAGTGGTAGCCAGAGCGTCTTGCGGATCTGGGCATCCGTCGTCCATGGCCGCAGTGTTCGAGGGTTGAGCCAGATCCGGTGGCCGCGCATCTGGCTGATCGGCCGCTGGAGCCTCAGCGCTTCCACGGCCTCCGCGTTCAGCTCTACATCCCGCTTGCCGGCCTCGGTCTTGGGCGCCTTGATGACGCCGACAACCTGGTTGAGCACGATCTGAGCAACGCGCCGCTCCATGTCGATGTGCTCCCAGCGCAGCGCCTGGAGCTCGCCAGGCCGCAGGCCGGTATTGAACCAGAACTGGATCATGGGCCTCTCGTCCTCGCGGCACGCCAACAGGATCTGTTCGCGCTCGGCCTGGGTGAACGGCTGGATCACATAGTCGCTGGCCTTGCTCGTCTGGCGTATCAACTTCGCCAGGGCGATGCGATCGAACGGGTTGAACTCGATCAGCCCGTCATTCAGCGCATCCTCGAACACGCTCCGGAGCGGGGTGAGCATGTTCCGGATGGCTTTGCTGGTGCAGTCCATGCCGGAGATCCAGTCGCGCAATGCCGAGGGCGTGACATCTTCAAGCCGCCACCCGTGCCAGTGGCGCATGCGTTCGCCGGTGATTGCCTTTTTGTAGCCACGCAGGGTGGCTGGCGACATTTTCTCTTCATCGACCTGCCGGGCATAGATCGCCAGCTGCCGTTCCAGGCGCTCCTGCAGCATGGCCTTTTCTTTTTCCTCGGCCTGAGATTTTGCGCGGGGGCTATCCGGGAAATACTCGGCATAGGAGAAATCTCCATCGGCGATTTTCCGTTTTATCTCGCCGCGTAAGTTGGCTGCATATTGGAGGCTGCTTTTGGTAATCGGCGCCTCGGGCAGCAGCTCCCGGCACTGCTGCCCCTCGAAGACAAAGAAAATCTGGATGCGCGGCCCAGATTTCATCTCCCGGATGGTTACGCCCGGTGGCGGCATAAGGCTTGCTCTTTTATCCATGCGTCGGCTTCCTTGATGTTCACATGCAGGCGGTTCTGGACCGTGGCCAGGTGCTTGCCAACCAGCCAGATCCCTTTTTTCCGGTAGTGGCGGATTGTCTCCACCGGGGTGCCAGTCATCTCGAAGTACTTCTCTGCGCGCACCCATTCGGGCTCCACGCTCGCTGGAGCTTCTGTCGTGGCGGTGTTTTTCATGGCTTCCTCACTGAAAAGACTCGGCCCGCTGGTTGTTGGCGCGGGTCGCGCTCATGCTGATATGCGCCCCACAGCGCCGCCCCGGCATCGCAGCGCTCCTGCGAGCGGGTGATGCCGGCCGCTATGCACTGCGGGCACTGAAAGTGGTGGGCCTGATACGCGCGGTCGGCCAGCTCCCAGGCGCTGGCGCGGGGCGGTTCAGGCATAAAAAATCCCGCTCTCGGCGGGTTCCCTGTAGTGCTTCTCTTCGTCTCGCAATTTGCGCGCTTGGCGCACGTCTCGCTTGCTCATGACGATCCTCCGGTGATGCCCGGCAGCGGGGCAGTGGCGCCGAGTTCATTCCCGTCGGCATCCCACATGGGAACATGCATGCAGCTGTCGCAGCGGTGGAAGTCGTGGTACGCATTGCAGTCAGCACGGTATTTGCCGGTTCCGCACCGGGTGCAGGGCAGGCCAATGCGGGAGCGAGAAAGCGCGAGGGCTTGTTGGGCCGCGATGATTTCGGCATCGCTCAGCGGCAGCGGCTTGCGCGCCTCCAGCTCTGCCCGCCGGTTCCATAGCTCCGCCAGCAGCGGGCGCGGATCTTCACCGCACGCATAGCGCAGCCCTGTGCAGGCCAGGCACGCGGAGCACTCGATGTAGTAGCCGCCGCTGAGGTCGGTGTGCTCGTTCTTCGCGGTGACCTTTGCAGATCCGCAGAACGGGCAGGGCAGCAGGGCGGGTGTTGGTGCTGTGCTCACGGGGTCTGTCCTTTCATCGCTGGCGCCCACGGCGCTGGGTTTCGTCTTTCCACTGGGCGCGCTGGCGGCTTGCGCCGTAGGGGCCTGGATCGACCATTGATGGCTCGCGCTTGCGCCGGTCCTTCTGCATCGGCGCGGGCTCCGCGTGGGCTACCTGTGCCATCGCCAGCGCAGCCAAGGCGCTGCTGAGGGATGAGAACCTCTTCATTGCTGTGGTCCTTTCTGCTGCGCCTGGGCGCGCTCAAACTCCACGACCCAGACCCAGGGGTTCTTGGCCCAGGAGGCGGGGCCATTGATCGACTCCCAGAGGCTGCGGAACGACTCTCGCGGGCTCAGCGCCCAGTCTTGGCCGGTCTTGTCCAGGTAGTTGCGGTAGCCACATTCCGGGTCACCTGCCATGCACTCGATTCCCTCGGCGCGGGCATCCTCGTCGCTGATGTCCTGCAGGCGCTCCGCACGCAGAGCTGTGATATCCAGCAGGATGCGGTTGGCCCATCGAGGCATATGGATGCTCGGTGTCCAGCGCTCGCTAAGGCGTCCCTGCGTAGTGCCGTCTGCCGCGTAGACGAATGGACCCTCCTCATCGCGCTTCGCGGCCATCGCGTGGATGCCGTAGGCCCACGTCTCGCGCACCCACAGCCGGTCGCCAACCTCTCCTTGAGGGCAAGGCATCCACACGTCGTCGTCGCAGTCAGGATGCTCTGCCCATGGCCATAGGGTGCCGTCATCGCGCTCTGCGAAATCGAAGCCCCACTTGAGCTTCAGAATGCGGCGCGTCTGAGTCTTCGTGCCTGCGAGCAGGGCGCGGACCATCGGCCCGCTGAACAGGATCGGGCGTTCTTTCATGTGCTCTCCTTGTGCCCAGTGGGGCGCAACACCGGCACGCTGATGACCAGCGGCCGGGGGATGTAGATGCCTCCGAACATGGCGGCGATGCTCAGGGCCAGGACGCGCTTACGCATCGCCCGACCCCTTGGCTGCTGCCTGGGCTGCGAGGCGGGCGTCGATGGTGGCATCAAGTTCATCGCCACGCAGGACGTCTCCCTTTCCATCAATCACGCTCCAGTGCTGGCCTCGCCGCAGCAGTCGATAGCGGGCGCTCTCCCGCGCATCCACTTCGGCAACCTCGGCGAACGGGGCGGCATCGTTCATGTGCCGCGCGATTTGGTCGCCCGTGGCGTGCTGCACCGTCGCGCTGCAGTCGTCGCATCCAAGGAAGAACAGCACTCCCATTTCGTGAGTACGCAGGCGCCCCTGCTGCACGTCGCTGTTGTTGACCACGGTGGATTGCCAGCGCAGGTTATGGCCGCCGCACTCTTGGCATTTGGTCTTGATCTTCACGCTGCACCGCCTTCCTTGGCCTGGGCTGCGCGGTCTCGGCGTTCTGCTGCGGTGGTGAACGGCAGCGTGCGCGCGCCGGCCCAGGTGTCCAGCAAGTAGTCGCCGAAGTCCGTAGTGCTGTAGCGTCCAAAGCTGTGCGATTGCAGGCAGCCGAAGGCACACAGGCGCGCGACGGCTTCCTTGCCGATGTCGTAGCTTTCGTCGTCCTCGGCCGTCTCATGAAAGCGCTGCAGGGCCGCCATGTCATCCGGCTGGAGCCACGCATCCACTGCAGGGGATGCAGGCGCTGCCGGCGCGGGCAGGGAGGTCAGCAGCACAGCGCCCTCGTCCTGGTACTCGGCCTGGGCGACATACAGACCGTGTCCGCTATGGCCGTCGCACACAATCAGCCGCACGGTGAGGGCCTCCTCGTATTCGGCAGGATCGCCCAGCATGTCGCGCAGCAGGCCGGCCTGGTCCTCGTCCAGTGTCACATCCAGGGCAGGCCCAGCCACAGCGGCAGGCTGCTCGGCCAGCAGGCGCTTGGCGGCGGCGCGGATGTCGGCGCCGATGTCCAGCGTCTCGCCTGGGGCGTCGTACATGCAGCCGTCCCAGCCCTGGGCGATCTGCTCGAGCACGGCGGGCAGTGACGCCACAGCGGCAGGAGCTGCCCCGGCGAGGCCCTGCAGCATGCTGATGTCGCGGAAGAAGATGTTGCCGTCGCTGTGCACGATTCCGCCAGCGGCGCGGATGGCTTCAAGGGTGATTGCCATGGTTTCTCCTGTCAGGATTCGATGCGCCAGAGCGCTTTGGTGGTGTTGATGACGTGGCCTGCGCGCTGCAGCAGCAGAGGGCACTGGGGTGGGGTCGGGGTCATGTGGCAATGAAAAAGCCCTCGCGGCATGCCGGGAGGGCTTTTGGGAAGGGGAGTGTCAGGCGCTGGCGTGTGGCCTTCGGTCTTTCCTCGGTATGCTCTGATCTGGCGCGTAGATCTCGATCGTGTTGAACAGGGCCCCGCAGCATTTGCACTTGCGGGTTCTGCGTTGCATGATCGCGGCGCCGTCGCCCGGCCGAGTTTCCGTGACCTGGGTGTCAGCTCCGCATTCGACGCATTTGGGCTTGTTGCTCATGGCCTGGTCTCCATCGGGATCAGGCCAGCCCATGGTGATGTGACCTGGCCAGCGCGACGCTTCCTACGCGCGGCCCAGCGGGCGCGGTTCGCGCGGTAGTTGCGCTGGTTTGCGGCCTTGCGGTGCGCCTCATCGAACGCCGGACGGTCTGCGTCTTTGCCTGGTGCGGCTGCATAGATCGGTGTCTCGCGGCCTTTGCGCCCGACTTGGAACTGCCAGCGGCTGATGCGAAAGAACTTGCCAGGGTGGTTGGCCCTGGCGTTCGCGAGAGACGCGTTCACCTTGCCGCGTGGCAGGCCGGTGGCTTCAGCTATTTCCTCCGCGCTCATGGGGCCAAGCTCGCGCAGGGCCGCGACTATGGCTTCGCGCACGACAGGTGGGACTGGCATGCTTCCTCCTGTTCTTTCATGCGGCAGTTTTTGCCAGTGCTGCGCGCAACTGGTCTTCGTACTGGCCGGCCAGCTTGGCAAAGTCCATTAGGTCGTCCTGAAGCTTCTGGATGGCTTCCTCGTCGCGCGTGATGCGGTGGATGACAAGGTGCTGCAGGTCTGGGCACCAGAGCACAAGGTCCACCCACTGGCGGCCCAGCAGCCACAGATAACCCAGGCACTGGTCCATGTACGCGGAGAGGTCGCCGTCGGCCATGGCGGTGAACAACGTGTCGCTGCTGATCATGGTCTTGATCTCCAGCACGCCGTCGTCATCGATCAAGCCATCAGGGCTCAGGCCAAACAGGCCATCCTCGGTCTCGAAGAAACCGACCTCGTCCACCAGGTGGCCCGTGCGGCCCTCGTACATGGCGCGCGCGACCGGCTCCTGCTCGTTGCCAGCGCGCATCGCTGCGTTCTGGAACTTCGACGGAGCGTGGCCGCCGACGCGCTCCCGGGCCACATCGCGGGCATAGTCCAGCGCCGCCTTGCTCGGCCGGCCGTCCTTCAGCTTGTCGCGGGCAGTGCGGAAGTTGCTGCCGGTGATGTGCGCGCGGCGCGCGGCCAGCCAGTCCGGCGAACCCTGTTCAAGATTGATCCACGGCATTCTTGGCCTCCACGTCGGTTGCTTCTTGCTGTGCAGCCTGGGCCTGCAGCCGCTGCTTATGCGACTTGCAGGCTTGCTTCAGGGCGTCGTGGGCTGGAAGGTCGTTCGCCAGCTTGCCGTTGTGCTCGGCCCAGTAGGCGTTCAACTCGCCCACCGTCTTCGTGGCGCGGGCGCCATCGATGATGGGCTGCGGGTCGATGGCGGCCGCGCGCGCCGGCTGGGCAGCGGCCAGGCCTTCGCCGCCCTCGGTGTTGAGGTGGTGGATGGCTTGGTCGAGGCGGTCGGACTTGGGCCAATACTTGTAGGCCCGTTTGACCACCGTCTTCTTGGCCATCTCGCCGTAGTCGGTGTCCCAGGGAGACGACTTGCCCGCCTTCACGGATTCGGAGCGGTTCTTGATGGCGTCGATCTCCTCGCGGCTCATGCAGTCCGTGAGGTAGTCGACGCTGGGCGTCTTGACCACCACATACGCACCCACCATCTCGCCGCGCTCTCGGCTGAACGGGTTGTAGGAGTGCGTGGGCGGCCTGTCGAATCCGTTCAGCGTGAAGGCGTCGCTGGCGTAGACCAGGTCCGCCTGGGCCCACAGGATGGAGCCTGCCTGCACGGCCAGGTCAATCAACCCCATGTAGCTGATGTCCAGGCAGATCTTTCCCTTGCGCGGCACCAGATAGGCTTGCTTCTTGGCCGGATTCAGGCTGATCCCGATGGCCGCGATGTTGGTCACGGCATTCACCACGGACTGGCGGTCGCCGGCAGCCAGCTTTGCGATGTAGTCACTGGCCGTCAGCACCTGGATGGCGAAGCCGGCCTCGCGCTCGAAGTTGATCGAGCGGTCCACGAGTACGCTTTGGAAGCTGTCTTCCGCGCCGTAGACGAAGTTGGAGATGGTTTGTATGGCGCTCATAGAGATCTCGGTTGCGCTAGAAGGCGCCTGAGTTGAAAGCGGCCACGGCCAGCGTCAGCGCACTGATGCCGGACCACAGGAACGCGTAGAAGAGGTGGTTCATGGCATGGCCTTTCCGATCTCTGCCGCGACGTGAACGATGGCGCGGCGCATCTGTTCGCGCTTGTCGTCGCGGAACGTTGTGCAGCCAGGGATACCTGGGCGTTGCGACTCAACCGTGCAGCCATCGCCCTTGTGCTTGCCAGGCAGAACCGCCAACCTGAGGTCCGTTGCGAGGCGCAACGCGTCTCCGTCGTCAGTCAATGGACTCCACTGGATGATTCTGTCGTTGTGCATTCCTGCATGCGTGTAGAAAACGGCGCCAGACCATTCCCAGCCATTGAGGCGAATGCCCGCGGCTTTTGCCGCCAGCTCAAGCAATTCCTTGTCACTCATGGCGTCTCCTTCTGCTGCAGCGCCGCGCGGTAGCCGTTCGCCGTGGCGATGCCCGTGCCTTCAGTGAGAAAGGCCCAGGTGTGGTGGTACTGCTCGGCTTTGTTGATTACCGGCAAGTACCGAAGCATCTCTCTGCGCAACTGGGCGATCTCTTCCTGCAGCTCTGCGTATGTGGGCATGTCTGAGCTCATGACGGCTCCCGTGTCAGCAGTGCTGTGATTGCTTCCTGTGCTGCGCGTGCCGCTTCCTCGCTCGCGTAGACCCGACCGAGCTTCTGCAGGTCAATTTGAGGATTGAGTACCGGCTCATCGAACCAGCGGAAGACTTGGCCGCTATCGGTGATGTAGTACCCGGGCCCGCTCATCACAGGCGCCTCGATCTCGCGGTCGCCGATGGGGATGGTTTTGGGCCGGATGCGGAATTCCCGTGGCGTTGTCTCTCCTGTCAGCAAGTCCGCCAGGGCGTGGTCATTGAGGCTGTTCATGCTTTGCCAAACCCCATCGCCGTTGAATTGGGACTGCACAGTCTCCCCATCTGCGATCCAGCGCAGCACTTGCGCGTGCGGGTGCTCTTTCTTCATCTCATCTCTCCTTGAGGCAGACCCAGCTGCCGTTATCAAAAACTGGTGTGAGGCCCTCGCAGGCACGGGCCGCGGCGCGCGCCAGGCGCTGCTCCTGCGGCGTGGGCTTGGGATCCTGTGCGCCGGCCTGGCTGCAGCCGGTGAGGGCCAGTAGGAGCAGGGCGGCCAAAGCGGCGATTCCCAGAAGCAGCGAAGCCCGCTTTCTTAGGGCGGGCTTCTTGCGGCGGGGCAGGCGTTGGAGTTGGATGGGCGGGGTCATGGGGACTCCTTGTTGGCTTCCTGGGCTGCCGCAATGGATTCGCGCATGGCGTCGGACAGCATTCCATCCACGGGCAACTCGTTCTCTCCGCCGTCTGGGTCAATCAACACCACGCGCCCGAATCCGCTCTCCAGATCGATGCGGATGGCCCAGCCTTCTGGCAGATCCTCGCAGGCCCGGTAGACCTCGCGGCTCAGAGCCGGGTCAAGATCCCCAGCAGCATCCAGCCGCTCCCGCAGGGACTTGTTCTCTGCGTCCAGCGCCTGGATTCGGGCGCGCAGTACATCAGCAAGGTGCATTCCTAGCTCGCGCGGTTTGCATGTTTGTCGCACCCAATTCGTCTTCTCGCACCATTCTTCTGCAACGAATTCGAGAGACCGGACCTTTGCGTCCAGACGCAGCAGTTCCGCCGCAGCCGCCGCCTCAAGCTGGGTCGGCTCAGGGTATCCCGGGATCGCCTCCTGCAGCTCGTCCGCTAGCCTCAGCGCCTCGCCCCGGCATGGCTTTTTGACTCCAAGCGCCTCCAGTATTTCCCTATCCTCTGCCGGGATGACGTCGCTCTGTGTCTTGCTCATGGTGTTTCCTCAGATTGCATCGGCGCAGTGCTGGAGCGCCTGGGGTTTCTTGGCGATGGCCGCGCGCTTCTCGGCATCAGGCCCGCACCATCCGATGCCTTCGCAGGCTTCGCACTCGTCCAGGAACGGCAGCGAGTCCTTGCCGAGTTGGTGGCTCACGTCGTGGTACACGGTCTTCTTTCCGTCGCCTCCGCACTCCGGGCATTCGTGCGCGTCGTACTCGCGCCATTCCATCGGCTGACGTTTTCCGCAGGAGTTGCACTCAATGCCATCAGATCTCAGCAGTGAGAAATGAACGGAACCGCAGTCGCATGTGAGCGCCATGTGGTCGCCGATATTCGAAACGTTGCTCGTCATGGCATCTCCTTGAATCAGATTGCATCGGCGCTGAACTCCAGCGCCTGGGGTTGTTTGGCGAGCGCGGCGCGGACCAGCTCGGGCGGCATCGGTTCATAAAACTGACGCTGCAGCGCGGCTTCGAGCGTGGCGCAGCGGGCCTCAAGCTCCATCAGCCGGAACTCGGCCAGGGCAGGGTGGCGGGCCACAGTTGCGGCGTCAGGCAGCATTGCGGGCCTCCTGCATGTCGCGGCGGGCGCACTGCATTGCAAAGTCGCGCAGCCAGTCATCAATGGCGCTGCAGATGGCCATGTAGTGACCAGATTCAGCGATGGTGCGCGCCAGGGAGTAGGGCGCTTTGTGCAGCGCCTCTTCCACGAACTCAGGCGCGAACGGCGGGCCGTAGTGCTCCCGGGTGTAGGCATCAAGAGCAGCGTCCTCGGCGTCGTACTCGCTCTCGCGCGCGGCCAGAGCATCAGCGTCTCGGCTGGCAAGGCATGGGGGACGGGCGTTCATGATTCCTCTGCCTCGACAAATGCGCCGTCCTCATCCAGCGCATACCAGACGCCGGGCTTGATGCCGTCCTGGCCGACCATCGCGGCTTTCACGCCAAGCAGGTTGCCGTCGTCGTCACGATGGGCGATTACGATGGCGCCACCTCCGCCGGCCATGGCCTTGCCACGTCGGCCGAGGACGGCTGACACGGCCCCTTCGCCCGTCGTCGCTGCGTTGGCCCGGTAGCCCGTCGTCGCTGCGTTGGCCCCTTCGCCCGTCGTCGCTGCGTTGGCCCGGTAGCCCGTCGTCGCTGCGTTGGCCCCTTCGCCCGTCGTCGCTGCGTTGGCCCCTTCGCCCGTCGTCGCTGCGTTGGCCCGGTAGCCCGTCGTCGCTGCGTTGGCCCAGTTGCCCGTCGTCGCTGCGTTGGCCCAGTTGCCCGTCGTCGCTGCGTTGGCCCCTTCGCCCGTCGTCGCTGCGTTGGCCTTGTCTTCTGTGGACACGCCAGGAGCACCCGCCGCTTGCTGTTCAGCAATCAGCTTTTCGTCCGCGCCGGCAATCTGCGTCACCAGCTTGACACGCAGTTCCGTGCCGATTTCCGGAAAGAGCTTGCCCATCAGCCAGTCAGCATCACTGCCACGGCCATCACGGACCAAATGCTGGTAGACCGGCACAAACTCGGCCTTGGCGGGCTTGTAGTTCTCCAGGAACCAGCTATATCCAGATGAGCATGCTTCCCATGCTTTGACTCGGGCCTTGGTGATGAGTGTGCTTTGGGCTTCAGACATGATTTCTCCTGTGTGCGGCCCGCAGGCCATGAAAAAAGGCCCTGCATTGCAGAGCCTGGGTGTAAAGAGCCGCGTGGTGCGCGCCACGTTCCGTGCGATCAATCCCCGATTCCTGGGCGCGCGCGGCTGGAAAACCATCACAGATAGGGGCCGGATGCGATCCCGGCACAGAAGCGAGCGCTGTTTTTCATGGCAGCCGCATGGCCCTCGCGGGTACGGCCTAGGAAGTCTGTCGCTCCGGTTGCTTCCATTCCCCGCGCGTCGCCCGCGCATTCCCTATCTGTGATGGGCCCTGGGCTTGCCAGGGCGGGGGATCAGGCGTCGATACCGCCGTGCAAATCAAGCTCTGCCTGCAGAACTTCGACCGGGACGTATCCGTAGACGGTTTCGGTCGGCTTCTCTGATTCCGCGGCGAACTCCATCAACGCATCCGAAGGGCGATCGCTCGGGAATCCTGCCTCCATTTCACGCCAGGGCCCTTGGTTGTCGCGAGGTGTGCAATACAGGCCGCGGCCAGCCTGAATCGAAATGGAGAATCCATCCTTGCACTTGATGCGCGGGAAGGAATCAAGCACCCCGGGGATGACTTCTATCTGGTGTGCTGCTATGTACTCAGCGAGGTTCATCTCTCATCTCCTTGTTGTGCCCCGGCTACGAGCCGGGGGAGGGGGTCAGGCGTCCCAGTCGTTGCCGCCGGGCATTGCGTAGTCGATGTAGGTGGTCTCGCCGTCTTCGTCTTGCTCAGAGCACTGGCCGAACAGGCTGTTGAACCACTCGCGCTTGGTCATCAGGCGGAAGCCGTCGGGCATTTCCTCATCCACGAACTTGGCGATGCGGTCGCGGAATTCCTGCTCTGTCGGGAAACAGGCATGGCCCATCCCGATGGTCACGACGCCGTCCTGGCTCCCATTGGTGATCTTGATCTTCAGATCGATCTGGATGGGCGCTTTCATCTTCGCTGTCATGCTGTGCTGCTCCTGTGTTAAAAAAACGAAGCGCACTCGCCGAATGCGCTTTGGTCTTTCCCCTGTTTACGTACAGGGTGGACGGCTGGCATCTCCCGGTTTCCCGGCTCCAGCACGCGTTTTTGATCTAGCCCCAGCTGGGCCCGGCTCGCGAGTGTTGGTTCTCGCGCCACCTGTCTTTTGCTTCTGCCGACAGATCACGGGGGCAGGGCCTAATCTGGTGGAATTCCACCGTTTTGGCCTGTTCATCCTTCTGGGCTGATGTGATTTGGGGAGGCGGCCGAACTATGGTCTGCGCACGCATAGCTACTGGACCGCTCCGCAACTTTCGGGGGATCACGCAGTCGCCCCTAGGAATCGGTTAAAGCCACTGTCGACTTTTCATCGCCGCCGCCTCTCCAAATCACACCAGCTGCTTGTTAAAGACCAGTCAGCGCCCGGCCGATCCCGTGACACCCGCCGCCGCAACACGCACGCCCCTTGAGGCTCGACCTGCCCTCTGCTTCCTGTCGGGCTTCCCGGCTCCGTATCGCTTGCCGAGGTCGTTTCGCGTTTGTTGCTGCGATGGGTGAATTTAAACACCATGTTGCGCAAATGTCAACACAGTGTTTGAACATGATGTTTTTGAGGAGACGCAAAAAAGCCCCGTCGCGCGGGGCCTGTGTGTTGCGGGGGCGGGTGGCTCAGTTGGCTGATGGTGCCGGGGTGGGGTGCCTTGGCGCAGCCGCTGGACCCGGTCAGAGGGGGAGTTGGCCGGATCAGTTGGAGTTAGAGTTTGAACGAGGCGCTGCGGATCGCAAGATCCCTGCTGCAGGGCTAGAGTGGGGGATCAGCCGGCTGTTGTGGGGCGGACGGATTCGTTCGCTACTCAACAAAATTTTTACTTAGTAAACGCAGGTTAGTCGACTAAAGCATCGACTTAATTTTTGTAAGTTGTTGATTTTGCTGGTGTATTTGCTTAATTTTTAAGATGATACAATTTACTGTTCAACTTGTTTAGCTATGCCTAACTTTGTTCATCACGACCTGCGCCTGCTTAACCCTAGCTTCGACTCCCCTCTGTTGGATGTGTTGACAGAGCTTGAGCACCTTCGTCGACTGGAACTCTCTGGCGATACGCCGCTAGCGGTGTTCTTCCAGCTGAAGCAAGTGTTCCATCTTCTCGAAAGCTTAGCTTCTGCTCGTATCGAAGGCAATCACACCACGCTGGCGGACTATCTTGAGGCGCCCGAGCCGCAAGGGCAAGACCCCAGCGACAGGATAAGAGAAATACAGAACATTGAATCAGCGATGAGCTACATCGATGAGCACATCTCAAGAGGAGATGCGCTCACCGAGCACTCTATTCGAGAGATGCACCAAATGACAGTTCAATCGCTGATCAGGGAGGGCGACAGAACTCCAGGCGCTTACAGAAGCGGTCAAATATCCATATCACAGTCAGAGCATCTCCCGCCTGAGCCTTCATTCGTGTCAGCCTATATGAAGGAGTTATTCGATTTCATCAACAACCCTGACCCTCCAAAATACGATCTGATGAAGGTTGCTCTGGCACATCACAGATTTGCCTGGATCCACCCATTTGGCAATGGAAATGGTCGCGTGGTTCGCTTATTAACATATGCCATGCTGATTAAGTATGGCTTTAAAGTAAATGGCGCTGGCAGGCTGCTAAATCCTGCTGCTGTGTTCTGCGCAGATCGGGAGAAATACTATCGAATGCTCTCAACCGCTGACTCTGGTGAAGATTCAGGCCTCGAAGCTTGGTGTACATATGTCCTATCTGGCGTGAAAACAGAGATGGAGAAGATCAACAAACTTGTTGATTATTCGTACTTATCAAAGAATATTCTGAACCCTGCAATTGAATACTGCGTTGACAGACAAACCATTAATGGTGTGGAGGCAACGGTTCTAAAAATAGCAGTTGAAAAAAGAGAGGTCAAATCTTCCGACTTGTCTCCAGCCATGGAGGGGCTAAATCAACAGCAAAGAACATATCAAGTTAGAAAGCTAGTTGATTCTAATTTGCTTTTTCCGGCGAGAGATGGCGCCAGAAGCTATGTAGTAGGGATCAGGAATAAACTACTTCTTCGTGGTGTGGTTCACTCCTTAACGAAGGAAGGGTTTATAAATGAAAGCCTTTGAAAAACATAGGTTAAGGCATTCGCCTTCCTTTGCCAAATGTCCTAAGCCCTTGGCGCCCGTCTTCCCCGCTGCTCTACAACCTCGCGGCGTTGGCCGTGCGCTCAGCGGCCTGAGGCATAGGTGACTAGGTTGTTCTCAGTCTTGACCATGAGTCCAGAAGTCCATTCCATGGTTTGTGCGCCGGTCGCAGAAGTCTCGGTGTTGGCGGGCCTTCCACACCGACGGATCACGGCCTCGCGGGTCATGCCCACTTGGATGTCCTTGCCGCAGGCCTTGACCAGGGCGTCCTCTGTGGCGGTTATTGCTCGCTCCATTGAAGCCACGAACATCGGGTACTGCGCGCGGGCAACGATCATGGGCATGTTGCCCACCGAGTCGAGGTTCACGAAGGTCTCGGACAGGCTCATGGACATCTTCTTCTGGAAGGTCACACCGCTCACAGTCGATCCGGTCACTATGTGATAGTTCGCAGCCACCAGCACCAGGGCGGCCACAGCAACAGCCCCCGACACAATCCAAGCCTTCTTCATCCCTCGCTCCTTCGCCTGGCTCAGAAATCCTTGGCGCCGGCCTTGGTTTGGCGCTTGTAGCTCAGGAAGTACAAGCCCCATGGCCATTTTTACTGCAGCTTGAGCTCAACCCGCTCATCGTCCATGAGCTGCACACTTGCATCCAGCAACGCCTGACCAGAGATTTCCTTGTCTTTGTATTTACGTACTGCCTGCGATGGCATCAGGAACCTGTACTCGACCTTTTTCGGCAAGGCATACTTATCAGTAAAGCTCTTTGTCTGCCCATAGATAATCACGTCATACCCGTAAAATCCCTTTGGCAGCACAAGGTTGTCATTCAGCGGTGTCAGAATCTTTCTAATAGAGTCATCGAAAAGCGTTTTTCCAATGTCGTATTTATTAAGCTTTAGTGAGTTATAGACATTTCCGCTATTCAGCTTCAATTGAAGATAAGACTTTCCCTTGAAGTCGGAAACACCTATTCCTCCAAGCGCAACCTCTGTATCCACAAGGATACTTTGCAGCTTAATAACCTCTAAGAATTTCAGAACCCCGGCTTTCGCTTCTTGGTTCGCCTTGCCTGCGTCAAGAGTTGTGCTTAAGTAGTCAGCTGGCTTGAGCAAAACTATCTTGATTTGAGACCCGGATGAGTCTTTTATGACGCCCCCAGCGTTGGAGAACCCACTAGCCGTAGTCTTGTAGAAGCCTTCTTTTTCAGCAACCAATTTAGCTGTCGAAGAGTAGCTTGTCACATATGTGTACGTTGTATCTCGATTGACTTTGTAGAGCATGTCTGGACACTTGCCCGCCTCATTCGTGAGACAGTTGAGGATCTTCTCCTCGGTGTTCTGACCGCTGAGTGTGGTCACTACCGTGACCCCAGGCATGGGTTGGCCCTTCGCGTCCACCACGTTCACGGTGTAGTTGTGATACGTGTACTGAGAACCACTCTGACTGCCCGAGACGCCATATGAACTAGGCATGGGCGCGCACGCAGAAAGGCTGGCCAAGATCGTGGCTGCCACAATAAATTTCGTCATATCCACCCCTCCGGGCAATGAGCTGTAGGTGTGACGGATCGTAACCTACTCGATCTCAGGAACCCACTTGCCAATGACGACACCGCAGATGGTTGCCTCCCCATCAATGGGCGTAAGCCTGGGCTTCCAATCTGGATTCAGGGCGCGCAGGAACTTGCGGCCATCCTCTTCGAGGTACTGTTTGAAGGTGGCCTGCTCTTGATTGTCAAGGCGCACCACCACGCGATCACCTGGCTGCGCGGCCCTCCCGGGATCCACAAAGATGATGTCCCCAGGCTCATAGGACGGACGCACACCCGGGTTGCTCATGCTTTCACCCTCCACAGCGAGGCAGAAGGTATTTGGACCGTGGCGCACTGGACAAGGCAACCATTTTTCCGCGTCTCCTGGCTGGAAGCGATCAACGATCTCTGACCAGTTTCCAGCTTGGACGGATGAGATGAGGGGGATCAGGGGCACATGCGTGGGTGCCGGCGCCTGAGGGACGGGCGATCCATCTTCCATGGTGCCCTCCCCGTACTTCATCCATCGCATGTTGATGCCGCGCTCGGCAGCAGCAACCAAGCCGTCGCTGGACGGCCCGCGAGTCTCCCAGTTCTTCGCGGTCTGGGAATTTGCCAAGCCGAGAAATTGCGAGACATCAGTCGGCCCGACAGCGGGCTTTCCTGTGATGTGCGCTATGGCTTGATAGATGCGTTCAGTCACGGGATGCATATCAATATTGTTCAACAGTTCGTTTAAACGCGCCGTTTCAACACGGTGTTGCGCAAGCTTCCAACATGGTGTTTAATACGTGGCATGAACACCGCTGCAACTGAACTGATCAACCGCCTTGGCGGGAGCACCGCTGTAGCCAATCGCTTGGGCTGGCGAACGCTCAACGGATCTCGCCGCGTGAACAACTGGAAGCGCCGGGGCATCCCCGCGAGCGTGCAGCTGGAGAACGACTGGCTGAACGTCTCTGCGAAGCGCCGCCGCGCCCCCGCCCAGCCCAAGGAGCAGGCCCATGGCTGAACAACAGTACCGCTTCGGCGGGCCCATCCCCGAGGGCGCGCGCCGGCTGAAGGAGCGCCGCGAGGCCAGGGAGCAAGAGGCTCTCTGGCGCGAGGTTGAGGCGCGGCGCTCTGGCTGTGTCAGCCGTTCTTCAGGCCCTCTGCAGCACGCCATATCTCCCAGTACGCCTCCTGGATCGTGCGGCACAGGTTCTCCTGCTTGCCCTTCTCTGGGTCGTTCTGAATCTGCGCCGCAGCAATCTGCGCAGCCGCAGCCATCCACATGTCGTTGACCTTGAGTTTCATGCTCGCCCTCCTTGGCGCTGGTTGTGTCGGAACTTCCAGCATAGCCCAGCGAGTGGCGAGCACCTTTTCCTGATTTCCACCCAACAACAACCGCCTGGAGGGCATACCAACCATGACATACCGCAACCGTGACCTCATCCGTGAACCCCTCTGCATGCTGCGTGCCAGCAAGGAGGAGCGGGAGAAGCTGATCGCTTGGGCCGAGCGCCGGTCCAACGGGGGAGCGGTTGCCCCGACGTTGCTGGACGCATTGCTGCGCCTGGCCGACGAAGAGATCCATCAAGAAGAGCGTTCGCATCGGACAAATGCTACGCAGCGCCACGGCCTTGACAGGAACGCCTTCGGCGCTCTCCTGGCCGCGTGATGGCTTCTTCGGACCCGCCCCATGACCCAGAAAGAAGCCACCCCCATGACCGAACCGCCGATGCAAATCGACTTCGGCAGCGCGTCGCCTGAACAGGTGCGCGCTCTCCAAAAGCTAGCAGACCGCGCGGGCTTGTCCTTCGAGGACTTCGCTTTGAAGCATCTGCTCGCCCTGGCCGAACACGACGAGAAAAAGCCCGTGCAGGGCCCTATTGGGCGACTGCTGGGTTTCCGCCGCGCTCACTAGGCCGTCACTTTCCAGTTACTGCAAAGCAGCAATCACATGAAGCCCACCGCATTCCACATCCCCAGCAAGTCCGTGATGGCCGGTGCAAAGCCGTACAAGCCGGTCGCGCTGAATCCCTGCAATTACTTCCGCGTCGTCGGCCGGCCCATCAGCCAGGCCGAGAACGACCGGCGCAGCGCCATGCGAAAGGCCTCGATATGAAAGGGCAAAAGCAAAAACGCCTGCAGCTGGAGAGCTAGCAGGCGTTCTAGGAGTCTGGTCTCGGTTGCAGCCGGGATTCAGACGAATCTCAAAAAGACATGCGCATTTTATGGCCCCACGGGGCCAGCGCACAAGAGGAAATTAATGGCTCGCGCAAGGAACATCAAACCCGGCTTCTTCGCCAACGAAAAGTTGGCGGAGTGCGACCCACTGGCCCGGCTGCTATTTGCCGGCCTGTGGTGTCTCGCCGACCGTGAAGGCCGTCTGGAGGACCGCCCGAAGCGCATCCGCGCCGAGGTGCTGCCCTACGACGCCTGCGACGCGGAGGCACTGCTGGAGCAACTGGAAGAGCACGGTTTCATCCTCAGGTATGAATCGTGCGGCTCCCGCTACATCCAGGTGCTGAACTTTGACAAGCACCAGAACCCCCACATGAAGGAAGCGAAGAGTTCGTTTCCTGCACCGGATGGATTCGGTGCCCATGCCGATGCTGCCGCGAATGGATCGGAACAAGCACCAGACAAGCACTGTGCAATCACCTGCCAGGTCAATGAGCAGAACCAGAAGAGCCCTGCTGATCCCGGATTCCTGATTCCGGATTCTCTGATCCCTGATTCCTTGAAAGAGCCGGGCAAGCCGTCTCGTCCCTCTGCCGGACTGAAGACCTTGAAGACCTATCTGGCCGAGTGCGAGGAGCTGGGCGTGAAGCCGGTTCCTGACGAACACTCGATCCGCAAGTTCATGGTCAACGCTGGGATCTGCGACGAGATGCAGCAACTGGCCTGGATGCGTTTCCGTGAGGAGCACACCCACGGCACGCGCAAGGACAAGCGCCAGAAGGACTGGCCGGCGACGTTCGCCAACTCGGTGAAGGACCGTTGGTACAGGTTGTGGTTCATCCAGGCTGATGGCCCCGCGCAGTGGACCACCGAAGGCCTGCAGGCCAAGCGCGTGGCGGACGCGGCCAACGAAGACCAGCAGGAGGCAGCATGAACGCTATCGACCTGCCTGAGTACGAGCTGCTGTTTTCGAACGAGGCCGAGTGCGCGGTGCTGGGTGCCATCCTGTGCAACGGGGCCGAGGCCTACGATGCAGCCGCCGGCATCATCACCGCCGACTCGTTCTGCGTGCCTCTGCATCGCCTGGTGTGGGAGGCTGCCCAGAAGCTGATCCTGGCGGGCAAGTTCGTGGACCCGGTGGCTGTCATGGAGCACCTGCGCGGCCATGAAGTGGATCTGGTCGAGGTCAACGACATCGCGCAGAGTTACTCCACAGTGCGCGCGGTCCCGGGCCATGCCGAGATCATCGCCAACTACGCGAAGCAGCGCGCGCTGCGCACCGCGGCGTTCCAGGTGTCGGGTTTCGTGTCCGACGAGACGCTGGCCATCGAGCAGCGTGTGGGCCAGTCCGTGGCCGCTCTGGAGGCTGTGGTGGCTGACCGCATTGGCGGCGACCCGCTACCGGTGTCCGCGTTCGCGGCCGAGTTCATCGACCGCCTCGTGAGCCGCGCCGACGGCGAGACCAAGGCCGGCCGGCCCACTGGTATCCCGTACCTGGACCGGTTGATGCCGAACGGCCTGGGTGACGGAAAGCTGGTCGTGGTCGCCGCGCGCCCGTCCGTGGGCAAGTCCAGCCTGGCCCAGCAGATTGCCTGCTTCCACGCCTCGGAGGGCTATCCAGCCGCGTTCTTGGGCATGGAGATGGAGAACTACGAGGTAGTGGACCGCACGGTGGCCAACAAGGGCCGCGTGCAGCTGGACGGAATCATCACCGGCAAGCTGTCTGACGACGAGTGGACGCGCATCACTGAGGCGCTGGAAGGCATCCGCAACCTTCCGCTCTACCTCTACGACGTGCCCGGCCTGACGCTGCACGAAGTGGTCTCCAAGGCCCGGTTCCTGGTGCGCAAGTACGGCATCAAGACGCTGGTCGTGGACTACCTGCAGTTGATGCTCGGCACCGACCAAAGGAAGGAGCGCCGCTTCCAGTTGGAAGAGATCACCCGTGGCCTCAAGCGCGCCGCCAAGCAGCTGGGCCTCACCGTGATCCTCCTGTCCCAGCTCAACCGAGAGGTGGAGAAGCGCACGAACCCACGCCCGCAGATGTCCGACCTGAAGGAATGCGGCGCGATCGAGGAAGACGCGGATGTCGTCCTGGCGCTGTGGGACCACGTCAAGGGTCTCGACGGCCAGCCATCAATCAAGGGCGCTGTGCTCCTGAAGAACCGCGGCGGCTCCAAGGGCGAAGTCGCGCTGCACTTCGAGGGCCAGTACCAGCGCTGGACCGAATCCACTGCATCCCTCTCCGCTCCAACCAAGGCCGAGCCCGAATCGAAACCCCGCTACGCGAAGGAATGGTGAACATGAACGCACTGCAAAAAATCGCGCCCGCGCTGACCATGAGCAGCCGGGAGATTGCCGAAGAGACCGGCAAGGAGCACTTCCATGTCATGCGGGATCTTCGCGCGCTGGAGAAACAACTGGGGCCGCTGTTTGGGGGGTCTATCCAGCGTTGGATACACCCCCAGAACGGCGTGAGCTACGAGGAGTTCCTTGTGGAAAAGGACACCTGCCTGACCCTGTTGCTGGGCTATGACGCCGTGGCACGCATGAAGGTCGTCAAGCGCTGGCAGGAGTTGGAGGCTGCCCAGGCAAAGACGCCGGCCGAGCTGTCCCGCATGGACATCCTCCGCCTGGCCATGGAGTCGGAGCAGGCCCGAATCCAGGCCGAGTCCGAGCGCGATCACGCCATCGCCACCAAGGCAGAGATCGGCAGCCGGCGCGAAGCCACGGCCATGGCCACCGCTTCGGCGAAGTCCCGCGAGGTCGCCCGCCTGCAGCATGAGCTGGGCCGCAACCAGCAGCACGCCACCGTGATCGCCGTGGAGAAGGCGACTGGAATGGCATTCCCGAAGAACACCTATGTGGACCTGCGTCGTGTAACGCAGAAGTACGGCCTGCAGGCGGTGTCCGTGGTGGACGCGCGCTACGGCTCCGTAAAGGCCTGGCCCGCCGTGGCTTGGCGCGAGTGCCACGGCATCGAGCTTTCGGACCTGTTCCCCGGGCAGGAGGCTGCATGACCACTCACGAAATCAAGTGCCCGTTCCATTCATGGGGCTTCGGCGAGGAAGACGGCTGGGCGCCGGGCTGCCGAGTAGAGACAGGCGAAGAGTATGCCGGCCATGCGTTCGGCGAGGCGACATGGAGAAAGACCCACACCTACATGGCCGACGCATGGGGACAAATGGTCATCCGAGAAGTCCAGCGAGTGAGCATCACTGGCTTCGAGGACCGGATTTTCTATGTGCGCACGTGGCGCGATCCGGATGGCGTTGAGTTTGGCAAGAAGGGGCTGAAGTGCAAGGGCGCGCGCGCCTTCGCCAGGATGCTGAAGGGGTGGCGCCACCCGTTCTATATGGATGGCGAACTTGTCAATGCACTGGAGTCCCCATGACCACCTGCATCACCTGGCAGCCCAAGAAAACAGACGCCGGCATGCGCCGTCACTGCTTCGCGCAGTGCATGAAGCGCGCCAAGGGCCACACGTACAGCGCAACCGCGCCGGCATGCGAACAGCACAAGGCAGTAACTCAAGAGCAGGCCACCAAGCGGGCCGAGTGGATCAACAAAGGAGTGGGGCAATGAGCAAGACAGCAAATTTGGCCGAAGCAATTCGACAGTACGACGACCTTCGCGATGCGATGAGCGCGCAGTCGGGTTGCATGGACGGCGGTTGTCTGGTGAAGCGCCCCAAGGGTATGCACACGAACGGCGGCTGCAAATGCCACCGTGACCAAATCGTTTCCCAGCGAATGATGTACGCCGGCCAGCGCCTGGCTGATGTCGTCCGCGCTTTCGTGCAGGAGGCAGCATGACTGCCGTCATCACCCTGGACGAGATCAAGGCCCGCTGCGAGGAAGTGGGCGACTGCTGGATCTGGCAAGGCGCCACCAGCGATACCGGCTATCCCATCATGAAGCGCGGCGGAGGCCCATGTCTGCTGGTGCGCCGTGTGGTGGCGGGCATCAAGGGAACACCGCCTGCGGCCCGCCAGCCGGTGGTCGTGACCTGTGGCGAGAAGTGCTGCTGCAATCCAGCACACGTCCGCCTCTCGACCATCAAGAAAGTGGCCGAGGCCGCAGCGAAGGCTGGAGCGTATTCGAGCATCGACCGCTGCGCCAAGGTAGCCAAGGCTCGCCGCGCTGCGCCTGGCGCCAAACTCAACGAAGGCAAGGCGCGCGACATCCGTCTGTCCGCGAAGACCAGTGCGGCGCTGGCCACCGAGTACGGGGTCAGCCTGAGCCTCATCAAATCGATACGCGCCGGCCGGGCATGGAAGGACTACGCTAGCCCGTTCGCCGGCCTGGGTGCGCGCATCCAGCAGGGGAGGGCCGCAGCATGACTCCCATAGGAATCGAAGCCCTGGTGTGTGCAGACATCGCGCGCCGTCAGGCCCTGGGAATTGCGAAGTACGGCACGACCGTGGCCGAAAACCCCCTGGAACTGCGCCAGTGGCTGCAGCACCAGTACGAAGAACTGCTGGACGCTGCCGTCTACACGCGCCGCGCCATGGCCGAGCTCGACACCATCCTGGCGCGCGACGAGCTGGCCGACATGGTGCGGGCGGGGAAGGGGCTCAGGCATGACTGAACGCCTCGAAATCGAGCTCTTCAGCCGACAGCAGGCCTGGGTCGCCATCAAGGCACAGCTGTTCCCGTTCCTGAAGCAGGTTCTCCAGGGCTCTGGCCGCTGGGTGCTGACCGTCACGCGCCGCAAGCGCACCAAGGCCCAGAACAAGCGGTACTGGGGGCAGGGCGTGCTGGCCCAGGTGGCCGCGCAAGCAGTCGTCAACGGCAAGCAGTACGACGCTGAGGTGTGGCACGAAATGATGAAGCGCCTCTTCATCGGTGTGGTGGAGCTGCCCAACGGCGAAGTCGTTGGCAAGAGCAGCGCAGACCTGAGCACGGCCGAGTTCTCCGAGTTCTGCACCCGGGTGGAGGCCTACGCAGCTACGGAGCTGGGCGTGACGTTCTATGACCTGTGGGAGGGCGACAAATGAGATTCTTAGTCTGCAAATGTCAGATGGTCTTTGACTCGGGCCTGAAGTTCCTCATGCCGCTCAACGTCGGCAGTGCGGCCTTGTCTGTCGTCTGGCTCAGATTGAATCGTAGCGATCCTTCGCTCAATACCCCGGAGCATTTCACCGAGAGTTTCTTTGTGCTTGGTCGCCACATCGGAACAAGCTTCTGCTTCTGCAATTGCAGGAAGGAACCCTTTGGCCACGTTGGCAGCTGCTTCCTCTGCAATCTCTTGCTCAATGTCTGTCAGGCTGTCTTCCCAGTATCCATATTGGCCCATCGAATTAACCTCCATTGGGGTGAAATGGCAAAGGATAGCTGGTTGTTGGGAGGGGGCCAATGACCTTCCGTCGCACACGCTGCGCCCACTGCCGCGCCAAGCTCACCCCTGAGCGCCCCAGCCAGATCGTCCACGCCGAATGCGCCGAGCCTTATGCCATCGCCAAGCGCGAGAAGGAAGAACGGGCACAGGCCAAGGCTGACCGCATGGCTGCCCGGGTAGCCAAGGCCGAGACGCGCCGGCTCAAGGAGGAGCAGAAGAACCTGCGCACGCTCTTGGCCGAGGCGCAGACGGCCTTCAACGAGTTCATCCGCCTGCGCGATGCCAGCCTTCCCTGCATCTGCTGCGGCATGCCGTTCGAGCCGATGAAACCCGGCGGATCGATGGATGCGGGCCACTTCCGCTCTCGCTCCGCCGCGCCGCATCTGCGCTTCAACGCGGACAACGTTTTCGGCCAGCGAAAGAACTGCAACCGACCCGGCGGTACGACCTATTCCAAGTTCCGTGCCGGGGTGCTCGCGCGCATCGGCCAGTCGCGCCTGGAAGCCGTCGAGACCAACTACACCGACCACAAATGGACCCGGGATGAAGTCCGAGCAATTCGGGACCACTACCGAGCCAAAGCCAAGCAACTGAAGAAAGAGAGCCAGCAATGACCGAAGAACGCTACCTCTGCGCCACTGGTGCAACCAATCTGCAGGACGTGCCCCACCGGATCGGCCAGGTTGATCTGGTGAAGGCCAACGGCATGAGCGCCAGCAACATGGCCAGCCACTTCATGCGACTGGTCAGCAAGCCCACCAAAGCCGACATGACCCGGGTCTATGCCGCGCTGCTGTACGTGGCGCACAAGCGCAAGTTTGTGGAGCCAGCCGCCGCCATCACGGCCGCCATCGATTGGATGCTGGACCCGAGTTGCAAGGTCTGCTCTGGCACGGGCGAAATCGAGCGCAAGGGGCGCATGCACAAGTGCCCCAAGTGCAAGGGAGAGAAGCTGCGCAGGGAGCCGGCCAGCCGCGACGCGCAGTACCTGATCGACCATGTGAGCGACTGCCGGCGCGCCCTGAGCGGCCGCGTGCGTAAGCTGATGCGCTGATTTGATTTTCACGCATTTATGTGGTAACGTTGGCCCCGCGTTGAGTCTGAAAATTCTCAATGAGGGGCTGTGCTTAGGCCTCCCCACTGTCCAATTCGCTCCCTCCGCTTTGTTGACGTAGGCAGGACCGAGATGGACAGACGCGCCCGTAGAAATCGGGGCGTTTATCCCGCACGCCAGGGTATGGGCGCGAGGCCGTTGCGAGGACGCCGGCCCATCCCAGCGGCTGAAAAGGCTGGGGCCATCACGAAGGAAGATTGGACACGGTTCGACTCCGTGGGCAACACCGATGCGCCTTGCGCGCTAGGTCTTGGCGGCCCAGTCTTTCCTTGTGATGGTCAAGCGGCATAGGCAAATCCCGTGCCGTAGGGTTGTGACAACGCGACCGCCACAAGCGCTGAAAGTGCGCAAGCCATCCGGGTGCAAGGCTCCTGGAGCCAATACCAAGCCTCGATTGCTCACGCAGTCGGGGCTTTTCCATTTGCGCCCGAACCAGCCGGGACGCGCGCTGAGGGGAACAGGCGCGCGGGAATGTCTCGCCACAAGCTGCGGAGCTGGTCAGCGAACGGCATCCCCCCAGCGCCCCAGCAGGCGTAAGTCCGATGGGGTGAACCACGCCAGAGCCACACAGTGGCCGCCAAGCAAGCCGCCCAAGTGGCGGTTTTTTCGTTTCTCAGAATGAAAGAGCAGCCGTGAAGCAGTTTGTCTACGTGATGAAGTCCATATCGGGACTTGTGAAAATCGGCGTTTCGGCCAGGCCGGACGTCAGGCGCGCCGCCCTAGAAACCGGCAGCGGGTTTTCTGTCTCGATCGTGGAGACGTTCGGTCCATTCAACCGGGCGACCGCAATCGAGTCTGCCGCCCATGATTCCCTATCCAGCCGTCGCCAGTGTGGAGAGTGGTTTGATTGCGAAGCCAGCGCTGCAACCGATGCTGTGCGGCGAGCGATCGATGGCTTCGTTGACGCGCCTGATGGAGACCCGGCCAAGGAACAGGCCGCGATAGAGGAGTTGGCGAAGTGGGCCGCCTCAGGAATTGTGCGGCCCGTCGAGCAGTTCGCCGACGCCGCACAGGAGGTTCTTTGTCGGTATGAGAACCTGTCTGGACGGTATGTTGAGCTGACGGATCAATTTGTCGAGGCGTGCGAGTTGGTGGAGTTCTACTCCGACCACGCAAAACACGCTGTGTTCATTGCGCAGAAGTCGATGGACCAGATCAAGCGCCTTGAGGGTGAGCTTTCAGCCTTGAAGGCTGCTGGCTGCGCTGCAACCCAGTAACCACACTGCTCTTTCGTGGTTGCCCGCTTCGGCGGGCTTTTTTATTCCGCCACCGCTCGGGCGCATCCGCCACGCCTCATACGCCAGGGACGCCTTGCCCGCAGCGGTGGCACCTATTTACAGGAGACTCCATGTCGAGATTCAACGATATGTCCGCAGGCGAGGCCTGCTCCATGTTGTTTGGCGGCTTCGTCGCCTTCCTTCTGAGCATCGTCTGGGTGGGGTTCTTTGTGGGCCTGCTGCTTTCCACCCTGTGGGGTTGGTTCATCGTCCCGGTGTTTGGGCTGCCCACGATTTCCATCATCCAGGCGTGGGGCATCGCTCAGGTGTTCCGGTGTCTCCAGGGGCTCAAGCTGTCCGAGGAGAAGTCCAAGGATGGATTTGGCATTGCTCTGGCAAAGGCGTTCCTCGCCGTGCCCCTGGCCGTAGCCGTGATCATGGGCATCGCCTGGGTGGTGAAGTCCTGCATGTGAGGCTGCCATGAAAGTCCGAGCACTGAAGAGGCGCGCCGGCCCCAGGTTGCGCCGTGTGATCAAGCGGCGGCAGTGGGATCGGGCCTGGAGTGACTTTGCTGCCGAGATGGCTGAAGCGCTGTCGCCGAAGCGGGCCGAGCAAGCCGCGCAGCAGTTTGCGAAGGGTTTGTTTCGCGCAATGTTCCCTCCCGACCTGTTCCTGATCCAGGAGGCAAGCCATGAGCACCAGGGCAATCAAGCGTAGATCCCAGCGTCGCTTGGGCGCTTGGATCCGCTTCAAGAACCGCTGGGATCTCTGGGACATGGATGCGGCGCCGGTGTTCGCCTGCATGGATGACGCCATCGCCTTCCTTGAAGGCCTGCGGCGGAAAGAGGTGGCCTCATGAGCGATGCAGTGCGCATTACCCGGGACTTCCTGCAAGCCCGCCTGGATGCGGAGTTCGCCAAGGAGGTCGAAGGGGTGGACGCCGATGGGCGCTTGGTGGCGGCCATGCAAGCGCTCTCCAGTGAAGTCGCCATCGCATCGCAGGTGTTCAGGCAACGGACTGGGCACACATGCGACCTGAAGCTGGAGTGGGTTGACGACGCAACAGAGCGAGGGCTTCGAGTGTTTGTGAAGCCCATTCCTCCTGAACAGAACTGAGAAAGGGCCTGCCATGGCAACACCGGCAAAGGCAAAGCCGGCTGCTGTCATCGGCACCCGGCCATATCCACCCGCTGACCTGTGGCGCTACGTCCCGGCAGAAGGGGTGGCGGAGTGGGTGCAGGCGGAGATCCTTGCTCAGGATGGCAGCATCCACAACCCGGACCACGCGCACCTGATAGACGCTGACCTGGTCTTCCTTTGGGCGCCTGACGGATTCACCAAGGCCATGAAGACCGTGATCGGTCAGGCCGAGGAAGTGATGATCCGCGCCGGTGGGTGGCAGAAGGGGCGACAGGAGCAGCAGCTCTACGACTGGTTCGGCCGCGTGCCCGCTTTCATGATCACCCTGGACGCCAGCCACTGCGCACAGTGCTCGGATGCCGAGTGGTGCGCGCTGGTGGAGCATGAGCTCTACCACGTCGCCCAGGCGCTGGATGAGTTCGGCGCGCCCAAGTTCGGCAGAGACGGCAAACCCAAGCTGAAAATCCGCGGCCATGACGTTGAGGAGTTCGTCGGCGTGGTCAAGCGCTACGGCCCCTCGTTTGACGTGAAGCGACTCGTGGATGCGGCGAACGCCGGTCCGGAGCTGCGCCTGGGGAGCATTGCTCACGCATGCGGCACCTGTCTCAAGGTTTCGGCATAACATTCACCACTCATATACAGGAGAGCGCATATGGCGAGGCTCGATGAGGCGGTCAAGCGCTTCATTGTGCAAGCGCTCGCCTGCTACGACACGCCGTCTCAGGTGGCTGAGGCGGTCAAGGAGGAATTCGGCTTGGTGCTGGACCGTGCGCACGTGGCGGTCTACGACCCGACCAAGGCGTCGGGCAAGGACCTGTCCAAGAAGTGGCGGGACGTGTTCTTCGCCACGCGCGACGCGTTCAAGAACGAGATCACCGAGATCCCGATTGCCCAGCGCTCCTACCGGCTGAAGGTGCTGCAGCGCATCGTCTCGAAGGCCGAGTCCATGAAAAACATGCCGTTGGCTCTTCAGGTGCTGGAGCAGGCGGCGAAGGAGTGCGGCGACATGTACGTGAACCGCAAGCCTCTGGATGGTGATGGCAAGGGTGGCGAGGCTCCGCAGCCGGTCAAGGTCGTCGTGCAGGTGCAGGACGCAAGCGCCGATGCAGACCGTTAGCCCGCGCCTGAATGTCCCCCAGTCCCGCTTCCTCGCTCTGCCCCACAAGTTCCGCGCCTTCGTGGCAGGGTTCGGGTCGGGCAAGACCTGGGTGGGGTGCTCGGGCCTGTCGGCGCATGCCTGGGAGTTCCCGCGCATCAACGCCGGCTACTTCGCCCCGAGCTACCCGCAGATCCGCGACATCTTCTTCCCGACCATCGAGGAGGTGGCGCATGACTGGGGGCTGAGGACCGAGATCAGGGAGTCGAACAAGGAGGTGCACCTCTACTCCGGCCGCCAGTACCGCACCACGGTGATCTGCCGCTCCATGGACCGACCCGAGTCCATCGTGGGCTTCAAGATCGGCCAGGCGCTTGTGGATGAGCTGGACGTGATGGCCAAGCAGAAGGCTGAGCAGGCCTGGCGCAAGATCATCGCGCGGATGCGCTACAACGTAGACGGCCTGAAGAACGGCGTGGACGTGACCACGACCCCCGAGGGGTTCAAGTTCACTCACCAGCAGTTCGTCAAGGCGGTGCAGGACAAGCCGGAGCTGGCAAAGCTGTATGGGCTGATCCAGGCCAGCACGTTCGAGAACGCCAAGAACCTGCCGGCCGACTACATCCCGTCGCTGTTCGACAGCTACCCGAAGCAGCTGATCGACGCCTACCTGCGCGGCCTGTTCGTCAACCTGACCTCGGGCAGTGTCTATCCCGACTTTGACCGCAAGCTGAACAACAGCTTCGAGTCGCTGCAGGAGGGCGAGCCTGTAATGCTCGGCATGGACTTCAACCGCCTGCACATGGCGGCTGTAGCTTACGTGTTGAGGGATGGCTGGCCGGTGGCGGTAGACGAGATCACGGACGGCCGGGACACGCCCTACATGGCTCGGTTGTTCAGGGAGCGCTACCAGGACAAGGGCCATGCCGTCACGGTGTACCCAGATGCCTCTGGACAGAACAGCAGCAGCAAGAACGCCAGCGAGTCGGACCTGTCGATCCTGAGGGATCACAACCTGACTGTGCAAGTGAACGGCACGAACCCAGCGGTGGCCGACCGCATCAACGCCGTCAACGCCCTGATCCTGAATGGGGAGGGCGTGCGGCGCCTGAAGGTCAACACGCTGCGCTGCCCGAAGCTGACCGAGGCCCTGGAGCAGCAGGCCTATGACAAGAACGGGCTGCCGGACAAGTCAAGCGGTGTGGACCACGTGATCGATGCGGCGGGGTATCCCCTCGCGTACATGTGGCCCATCGTGAAGAAGATCGCCACAGTGCAGCAGTTCAGGTGGTAGGTTGCCAAGAAATGCTAGACGGCTATTGCTTGTTTGCTTTCGTGGAGTCTCTGGAATTCCGCTTTTGGGATCATGTCGATGTAGCGATTGTCCGCCACCTCAATAGAAACAAGATCGGCAATCGACACGTCATATGTGCCAGGTTCAATCTGAAATACTTCACCGCTTAGAACTCTGACTTGGCATTTCTGAAATTTGTATGACACAGTGCGCATTGGTAGCTCCGAAGTTATTGATGCTCTAATGTAATTCGTAAGGCACAACCGACCCGCCCAGGCAACTGGAGCGGGTTTTTCTATGGCAACTCAGGTCAACCAAGTAGACGCGCCGATTGCTCGAATGCAGGCCGATTGGGCTGTGATCGATGCGCTGCTCGGTGGCACGCCGGCAATGCGGAAGGCGGGCAAGAAGTATCTACCTCAGCAGCCCCGGGAGTCGAATGAAGACTACGAGTACCGGCTGAGCACCTCGACGCTGTTTCCTGCCTTCGAGCGCACCCTGGCGGTGATGGCTGGCAAGCCGTTCTCCAAGGAGGTGACGCCATCCGACGAGCCGCAGGCGGTCCTGGACCTGCTGCCGAGCATCGATGACAAGGGCTCGTCCCTTCACACGTTCGCCTTCCGGGCCTTCCGCGAGATGGTGAGCCACGGCTTCGGCGGCATCCTCGTGGATCACACGAAGACCGAGGGCCAGGCGGTGACGGTGGCGGATACGAAGCGTATGGGCGCCCGTCCGTACTGGGTGCACTACAAGCACAACCAGATCCTTGGCGCACGCTTCGCGCAGAGCGCCAACGGCCTGCAACTGGTGCTCCTGCGCCTGTTGGAGACGGTCGAGGAAGAGGACGGCGATTACGGCAGCCAAGAGGTGCAGCAGGTGCGGGTTCTGCGGCCCGGCACGTGGGAGATCCATCGCAACGGCAACGACGGGTGGGTGCTTCACGATAGTGGCACCACCACGCTGGATCGCATTCCCTTTGTGTTCCTGGTGGCCAACCCCATCGGGCCGATGGAAGGCAGGCCGCCGCTCAAGGACCTGGCTTACCTGAACGTCAAGCACTGGCAGCAGCAGAGTGACCAGGACGAGTCTGCCCGGTTCTGCCGCAAGCGCCTGCTGGTATTCACTGGCCTGACGAGCCAGGACGAGATCACCGTGGCCTCGGACATGGCGGTGCGCCTGCCAAAGGATGCGGACGCCAAGATCGTGGAGGGCTCTGCGGAGTCCATCGAGGTCGGGCGGTCGGAGCTGGAAGCGCTGGAGCAGCAGATGATCCAGACCGGCGCCGAGTTGCTGGTTGCCAAGCCCGGTCAGCGCACAGCAACGGAGGCATCGAACGATGCGGAGGCAAACAAGAGCAGCCTGCAGAGTCTGGTCGAGGACTTCGAGGACGCGCTGGATCAGTGCCTGCAGTTCTCGGCCGACTGGCTCAAGGCAGGCGAGGGCGGCTCTGTCTCACTGTTCAAGGACTTCGGCGCCGCCACTCTGTCGGATGCATCCGCGCAGCTGGTGTTCAACATGGTCGGCGCCGGCTGGCTTTCCAAGGTCACAGGCATCAAGGAGATGCAGCGCCGTGGCACGCTGGACCCGGCCGTCGATCCTGAGCAGGAGATCGCTGCAGCTGAAGCAGAGGGGCCGGCACTCGGAACCATCGGAGGTGAGTGATGGCCTCGGTCAATGACCTAATTCTCTCGGAAGCCATCCGGCACATGGTCGCGCTGCAGCGGTACGACAACGGAGTCGTGGCGCGCATCATCGCGCTGCTGAACCGCTCTGACCAACGGCTGATGGCTGAACTTGCCGCCAGGCTGGAAGACCTGGACGCTGGCACCTTCACCATGCAGCGCCTGGAGTCGCTGTTGACCAGCATCTGGTCACTGAACAGCGAGGCCTACGCCCAGTTGGGCCGAGCCCTGACCGAAGAGCTGAAGCAGTTCGTTCCCTACGAAGTCAGCTACCAGGAGCAGATGCTCAAGACACATTTGCCGGTGGGCGTACATGTGGCGGCAGTATCGGCGGAGCAGGTCTATGCGGCGGCACTGTCCCAGCCATTCCAGGGCGTGCTGCTGCAGGGCGTCTGGAGCGATCTGGACGCCGGCAAGCTCAAGCGCGTGAGGCAAGCCATCGCCCAGGGCTTTGTCGAGGGCAAGACCACCGACCAGATCATCCGGGAGCTGCGCGGTACTCGGGCCAAGGGCTACATCGACGGGTTGATCCAGAAGGACCGCCGTGACATCGAGGCGGTCGTGAGGACTGCGCTTGCCCACACGGCCGGCGTGGCTCAGGACAACGTGATGGAGGCAAATGCAGACCTGATCAAGGCGGCCATGTGGTCATCGACTCTGGACCTGCGCACGTCGCCCATGTGCCGCATCCGCGATCGTTTGCTGTACACGCCCGACACGCACAAGCCTATCGGTCACAAGGTGCCCTGGCTGAGCGGGCCGGGCAGGCTGCACTGGCGCTGCCGCTCCGGCCAGGTGCCGGTGCTCAAGAGCCACAAGGAGCTGGGCATTGATCTGCCGGACATTGAGGTCAACGGGCGCACCCGGGCCAGCATGGACGGTCAGGTGCCGAAGGAAACGAGCTACGCCGACTGGCTGAAGAACCAGTCCCTGGCGCGCCAGACCGATGTGCTCGGCGAGACCCGGGCCAGACTGATGCGTGACGGCAAGTTGGGTATGGATGCGATGTACGACTCGAAGGGCCGCTATCTCACGCTCGATGAGCTGAGGCAGCGGGACGCTGAGGCTTTCAAGCGGGCCGGCTTATAGGCAGAATGGCGCTATGAACTCCATATCCAACGCTTTCCAGGGCGACCAGGCGGGCCAGAGCTTGATGCATGAAGTGCTGACCCGGATGGCGTCGCAGGAGAAGTTGAAGCGTGAAGACTTCTCGGCTTTGGCTGAGCTGATGCCAGGCGCTACGGCGATAGGTGCGGCTGCTATGGATATGGATGTACCGGCATTCCTGCGCGAGCTCAGTAGTGGCGGGTTTAGGCCATTGCCTGTCTTGCTCGCGATGGCCGACCACCTCCAGAACCGATCCAAAGCGCACTGAAGCGTTTTCTGGTGACTGACAAGCCGAAGCATCTCTCCCTCGTCCCGCCAGCCGAGCCAGACGCCAAGACCGCCCTGATAGAGCGCGTCAAGGCGCGGTATCGGCCGCCGGGCATGCTCCAGTGCCCAAAGTGTGGCGGCCGGGCCGTGATGACCGTGGTCAATGGCTCATGGATCGATGAGAAGGGCCGCTACCAGCGAGGCACCATGGTCGAAGACCGGATCTGCTACACCTGCGACAAGCAGGGCATCTGGTCGCCCATGATGCCGCCCGAGTTCAAGGTGGCGAAAGAGCCGAAGCCCAGGCGCACAAAGCCGAAGGCCGTGAAGTAGCATCCTCACTCCACTACCGGAGTTGAGATGGACTACAAGATTCTGCAGATGCTGCCTGGAACCGGCTGGTTCGCGACCTACCACGGAGAAGACGCTCTTCTTGATCCACTTGTATGCCTTGCACTGATCGAAGACCCAAGCGGTCAGTTCATCGTGCCCATGATCTCCGTCGAAGACCAGATCGTTCGCGCTGACGAATCGTCCAAGTACGCCGGATTGCTGCACGAGTCAGAGATTTGACAGCAGGCCTTTAGCCGGACAACACAGCCCGCCACGTGCGGGCTTTCTTTTTCCCCGCCCGCCCTGAGCAATCACGGCGGGCTTTTTCATGCTCAAACACGGATGTGGGAGAGCGCAACGGGCCGGATGGCCCATCCGTCCACGGTTGGATGACCGTGAAGAAAGCACCAAACCATGCCATTCAAGTACGACGCCAACGGCGCAATCGTTCTCCAAGAAGTCAACGGCCAGAAGCTACCCGTGTTCGTCCATCCGGACGGCAAGGAAGTGGCCTTCGACGGTGACGGAACGCTCTCGACCATCTCTCGCCTCAATGGCGAGGCCCGTGGACACCGTGAGCGCGCCGAAGCCGCCGAAAGCGCGCTCAAGCCCTTCAAGGATGCCGGGATCGAAGACCCCGTGGCAGCCGCCAAGGCGCTGAGCACCGTCAAGAACCTGGACGACAAGAAGCTGGTGGATGCCGGCGAAGTCGAAAAGGTCAAGGCGGAGGCTATCAAGTCCGTGCGCGCCGAGTTCGACCCCGTTGTGCAGGAGCGCGACAGCCTGAAGAACGAGCTGTATTCCGAGAAGATCGGCGGCGCTTTCGCCCGCTCGAAGTTCATCGGGGAGAAGGTGGCCATGCCGGCCGACTTCGTGCAGGCGGCCTTCGGCAAGAACTTCAGCATCGAGGGCGGGAAGGTTGTGGCCAAGGACGCGAATGGACAGCCACTGTTCAGCCGCACCCGTCACGGCGAGCCCGCCAACTTTGAAGAGGCGCTGGAAATCCTCATCGACACCCATCCGCATAAGGACTCCATCCTCAAGGGGAGCGGGGCATCCGGCAGCGGGGCGGGTGGCGGCGGCGGTGCTGGCGGTCAGAAGACCATGGGCCGAGCCCAGTTCGAGCAGTTGGACCCTGCTGGCCGCGCAGCGGCTGTCAAGGCGGGAACGACTGTCACCGACTGAGCAAAGTCAATCTCCCATCCGGGCCGCCTTGTGCGGCCTTTTTCGTTTCCGAAAGACCCATATGAAGTCCTTCCTCTCCAAGCTGCGCGTCGCCGCACTCGTGTCCATCGCCATGGCGGTGGTGTCCTATCCCGCTGCCGTCGTTGCCGCTGCTGCTGCGAAGGTTTACGGCTTCATGGCCGGCCTGGCCGTGCCGCAGGGCGGTGCTGTGCTCGGCGCCAACACGCTGACGGGCCTGATTCCGACGCTGTACAACGCGCTGGATGTCGTGTCCCGTGAGCTGGTCGGCCTGATCCCGGCCGTGTCCTCGGATATGACCTTCGAGCGTGCCGCTGTCGGCCAGACGGTCAAGTCGCCCGTGGCGCCTGCTGCGTCCGCCACTGACATCACGCCCGCCGTGACGCCGCCCAATGACGGTGACCAGAACATCGGCTCGACCGACATGACCATCACCAAGGCCCGCCGCGTCCCCATTCGCTGGAACGGCGAAGAGAAGCGCGGCCTGGACAACAACGGTGCCAGCTACAACATCATCCTGCGCGACCAGTTCGCCCAGGGCATGCGCACGCTGGTCAACGAAATCGAGTCCGACCTGGCTGGCCTGCACATCTACGCTTCGCGCGCCTACGGCACGCCTGGCACGACGCCGTTCGCCACCAACCTGGCAGATACGGCCCAGGGCCGCAAGATCCTGGCAGACAACGGCGCCCCCATGGGTGACCTGCAGGCTGTGATCGACACTTCGGCCGGCGCTTCCATGCGCACCCTGACCCAGTTGAGCAAGGCCAACGAGGCCGCCGACACCAGCCTGCTGCGCCGCGGCGTGCTGCTGGACGTGCACGGCTTCGCCATCCGCGAGTCTGCCCAGATCAAGACGGCCACGGCCGGCACGGGCGCTGCTGCCACGACCAACGCGGCCGGCTACGCGGTGGGCGCAACCACCATCACCCTGGCCTCGGCTGGCACCGGCACCATCGTGGCTGGCGACGTGATCTCGTTCGCGGGCGACCCGAACAAGTACATGGTGCTCACGGGTGACACCGACGTGTCCAACGGCGGCACTGTCACCCTGATGTCGCCCGGCCTGCGCAAGGCGATCCCGGCTGCTGCCACAGCTGTCACCGTGGCTGCGGTATCGACCCGCAACATGCTGTTCGCTCGCTCGGCCATCGCCCTGGCCACCCGCGCTCCGGCACTGCCGGCGCAAGGCGACAGCGCAGTTGACCGCATGGTGATCACCGATCCGGTGAGCGGCCTGTCCTTCGAGGTCAGCGTGTATGCCCAGTACCGCCAGATCCAGTACGAAGTGGCCATCGTCTGGGGCGTGGCCGCCGTCAAGCGCGAGCACATCGCTCTTCTGCTGGGTTGATCGAAATGCTGGGGGCTTCGGCCCCCGGCCTCACCTGAGGAATCAACATGGAAACCATCAAGGTCAAGCCCTGGGGCAAGGATCAGGGCGATTTCGTCATCATCAACAAGGACGACTTCGATCCCGAAGTGCATGAGCCGCACGAGGCAAAGGCTGATGAAGCGAAGCAGGGCCGCGCACCGCGCGCCACCAAGCCGGCACAGGAGCCGCACGAGGCAAAGGCCTGACCATGGCGCTGATCGTTGCCCCGGCTGAGGGCTATGACAGCCTCGTGACCCTGGCCGAGGCGGCGACGTACATGGCGAACTACGGCCATGCATGGCCAGCCGACGAGCCGGCCCAGGAGGTCGCGCTCCGGCGCGCCACGCAGTACATCCTGAGCAACTACGCCCTGGATCCGCAGTACCTCGACCCCGTGGCCCAGAAGGTCAAGGATGCGTGCTGCGAAGCCGCCTGGCGCGCTGCCAAGGGCGAGCTGTTCAAGGACAGTGACGGTCGGATCATGACCGAGCGGACCGTGGACGTGATCACGACCAAGTGGGCCGAGGGCCAGCAGGGCGGACAGATGCGGTTCGCTGTCATCGACGCGCTGCTGAGCGGGCTGACCACGGGCGGCGCGATGAACATCCGTCTGGTGAGGGGGTAGGGCATGGCGAAGCGTGACACCCGGCCGCCCAAGGTCAAGTTCCAAGAGAACGAGCCACTGCAGGACTACTACCACGACGGCAAAGGCTGCTGGTACTCGGTGGCCAGGCTGCTGGACGACACGAAAGACCTGCCAGTGTTCGACATGCCACTGGCCGGAATCGACCTCGACCATGTGATCTGGCGTGACTGCGACATGCTGGGACTGGCCCGACACGTGAAGCAGTGCATGGACGCCGACCTGGACTGCCCCATCTTGCTGGACTGGCACGGCTCCATTGCCGACGGCCGGCACCGCGTGCTCAAGGCCATCGCTCTGGGCAAGCGGACCATCAAGGCCAGGCGCATGACCTGGAAGCCGGACCCGTGCCGGCGCGAGGAGTGAGCCATGGCGAATTTCTGGATGGGCCTCCGTGGGGGCGTGGCGATGATTGGCATCGGGGCCTGTTGCTTCGGTCTTCTTGTGCTGTTTGCTGGAGCACTCCATGCCCATTGACTACAACGAGATCGCCGTGGGCGCGCTGGAGTCCATCGCTGAGGCGGGCCAGCCCGTCACGCTGCACCGCAAGGGGCCGCCCGGGACGTTCGTTCCTGGCCAGCCGGTCACGCCCACCGTGCTCGACTATCCCGGCACTGGCGCGCTGTTCGGCTACAAGCAGCGCGACATCGACGGCACGCTCATCAAGCACGGCGATCAACGCCTGCTCCTGGCCCCTCAGATCGAGGTTGCCCCGAAGACGGGCGACACGGTGACCGTGGGCGCCAAGGCCTACAACGTGGTCGATGTCGGGATCGTTGCGCCGGCCGGCGTGGCGGTGCTCTACAAGCTGCAGCTGCGAGGTGTGTGATGGGGTTTGCTGCTGATCTGCGCGCGCTGTGCGAGCGTGCCGGCGACAAGGCCGAGATGGTCGTGCGTGGCGCTGCGCTGGAGCTGGGTGGCCAGATGGTGGACCGCTCGCCGGTTGACACAGGCCGCTTCAAGAACGCTTGGGTCACGTCCACGGGCGCCGCTGACAAGTCCCAGCCGGAAGGCGCTGACAAGTCGGGCGCCCGGGCTCTGGCTGCCCTGAACGAGAAGGTGGCCGGCTGGAAACCTGGGCAGACCATCTGGATCCTGAACAACTTGCCCTATGCGAAGCGCCTGGAATACGGTTGGTCTCAGCAGGCGCCCGGAGGCATGGTTCGCCTGGCCGTGCAGAACTACTCCCAGGCCATCAAAAAGGCTGCAGACCAAGTGAGGCGCACATGAGCATCGTTGCCATCGAGACCGCGCTGGAAGAACGCCTGCAGACGCTCCCCACGCCGCCGCCCATCGCCTGGGAGGACGTTGCCTTCGAGCCGACGACCGGCCAGGGCTATCTGCGCGTGCACCACCTACACAACCACCCGCGCGATCTTTTCATAGAGGGTGGGCCGGCTGAGCTGCCGGGAATCTTCCAAGTGGATGTCGTGTGGCCCGCAGGCCTGGGCAAGGTTGAGGCGAAGCAGATGGCCGAGCAAGTGGCTGCGCTGTTCGCCCCGGTCCAGAGCCTGGATGCCGGCAACCACCGCATTGACTTGGCGCAGACGCCGGCCATCGCAGGCGGCATGCCCGACGAGGGCTGGTACACCGTGCCGGTCTCCATCAACTGGCGGGCCATGCCGGCCTGAAATGAATCGAGTGCACATGGACCAAAACGCCGCCGAATCGAATGGGCGCTTGGCTGACCGCTTGCGCAAATTGGCCGACAGGATTGAAGCTCGCGAGGAGCGGCTTTATTGCTCGGCCGGTGCGCAAATACCCGATCCCGTGGCCGTGGCCGTGGGGGCGGACGGCGAACTCAGCTACCAGAGGCCCTGCCCGATAAACCTTGTCATTGTTATCGGAGACGAAGAGTTCGTCTCCAAGGAAAGCCGATGAGCCCTGCAACCCAAGACCTGCACCGTGCGCTGATCCGCCTTGCGAAGGGCGCCATCACTGCATGGGAGAAGTGGCTGGAAAGCCTCTCCCATTGACCCCTATCTCTCAACCCTGCCTCGCAGGCCCGCCACTCCATCACAGGACTCGCGGCCATAACGCCTCGCAGAAATCTGCCCCGACAGGGGCTTTTTTCATAGCGAAAGGCCCACCATGGCACGCACTCCGAACGGCACGATCACGTCCGTTGCAACCGTCCTCGCGACAGCAAAAACCATCTCCGCCATCACCAACGCCGCCGAGGCTGTGGCATCGAGCACCGCTCACGGCTACAGCGTCGGCGATGTGCTGTTGATCTACAGCGGCTGGGGTCGTCTGAACTTCCGTGCCGCGCGCGTCAAGACCGTGACCACGGACTCCTTCACGCTGGAAGGCATCGACACCAGCAACACAGAGCTGTTCACGCCTGGCAGCGGCGCCGGCTCCGCGCGCAAGGTCACCACCATGGTTGACCTGGACCGCACCATGAACCACTCCAGCTCCGGCGGCGACGCCAAGACGGTGAACGTGAAGTTCATCGAGTCGGACGTGGAAATCGTGCTGAACGACGGCTTCAACGCCGTGCAGCGCACGTTCGACATGGACGCGGACATGATCGGCACACCGGCATACACCGCGCTGAAGATGCTGTCGGATACCAACGCCGACACCGTGGTGCGCCGCCGCGCCAAGACCGGCGCCGTGTCGCTGATCCCGGCCAAGGTCTCCTTCAACGAGGAAGAAACCCTCACCGAAGGCCAGGCCGTGACCGTCAAGGGCACGTTCAACGCCCAGAACATCAGCACGCGCTACGCCGCCTGATCCCCCTCCCGCCACGTGGCGGGTGTCTCTTCGCCCTTCCGGGCATCCCCTTGCACCGACGCAGCCGCTTCGCTCCTTCAGCGGGGCGGACGGTTGCGCACGGGCATTCATCTTCCTCCGCTGAAAGAAATCAATCATGGCCAAGCCTGCAACCAAGTCCATCGCCGCATCCAGCATCAAGAGCCTGGGCGGCGCCGCGCCTACCTTCGAACTGCCCGTGACCATCGCGCGCCGTGACGGCACCAATGCCGTAATCACGCTGAAGGCCAATGGCATGCGCAAATCCGAGTGGGCCGCGCTGCGTGACGAGCATCTGAAGGTGCTGCGCGAAACGGACAAACCCATGGAGGGCGATTTCTCCTTCGCTGCCCTGGTGGGCGAACGCGCCAAGGAAGCCCTGTCCGTGGTGCTCAAGGGCGCGGCCGGCTGGGACCTGGATGACGACTTCACCACCGAAAACCTGGCTGAGTTGGAGGACGTGATCCCCGGCTCCGTGCAGTCGATGCTGGTCGCCCTCGACTCCGCACTGTTCCACGGCCGCCTGGGAAACTGAAGGCCATCGCCCGCGCGCTGTTTGAGCCACCCATTACCGAGCAAGAAGCCAGGGCAGAAGGCTTCGAGCTGGAGGACTACGAGACCAGCATCGTAGAGGTGTGGCCGGACAACGAGCAGGCGTATGAGCTGTTCCGGCGCGTGGGCACGCGCTGGGCGCTACCACCCATGGGCGGCGTGCCGATTGGCCTGCGCTGGGAGGCCATGTATCCGCTGATGGACCGCATGGGCCTGGACGCAGACGACTGGAACGACCTGCACGACTGCCTCATGGTGATGGAATGCGAAGCCATTGCGACGATGCATGAGTTCGCTCCGAAGAGCAAAGAGTAGATCAGCTGGTGATCTAATACGCTCCGAATATGGAGTTGTATATGGATTGCGCAGAAAAGATAAAGCTTGTTTTGGATCTTGTCTCTGTTGCTGCGGCAGCGCTGGCTGCTTTGAAATGGTATCGGTCAGCTACTGTAGAAGTCCAGTACAAGGAGCCGCCAGTAGGTGATGGTATGCAGTCCGCCGCCATCATTGTGAATGGAGCGGACTTTGTCGAGACATCCAAGCGACAGAGCCAGCTTGGCCGAGAGGGTGCGATGGCGGCAGCCTGGGCTGCTGCCGCACAGGCGGCCTCCATCGGGATCGGCATACTGGCAAAGCTTATCTAAGCGTCATCTAAATTCTTCATTGTCAAGCCCGCCACTGTGCGGGCTTTTTCTATTCCGGAGGCAGTATGGAATTCAAACCGAAAGCGTCGGCCGCTGTATCCGGCATGGCAGCAATGTGTGCGAGCGCGAATGCCGTCCATGCACGGCTGGCGGCGGACGCTGCAGAAGCGTACGCCCGCCGGCTCGAGATCGCCGACAAGGCCAAGGCCTACGGCTTCAGCCATGACGATGTCTTGCGCGCGCTGGACGCTGCCGCTGCGCGGAAGTTCGCAGCCGTCGACATGCTCGCCGAGGTGCACCCTGGCCAGGCCATCGTGCCGCCCGCATTCGATCCCTGGCCGGATGCCATGGCCACGGGCCGCGAGCTTGTGCGGCTCAACACCCAGATCGCCCAACTGTTGGCCCGCTGGGATGGTGACGGAGTTCCCCAAGTCCGCGGCCACTGAATACGACCCCAACCGCCCTCTGAGGCGGTTTTCTTTTCCCAAGGCTCGCTTCGGCGGGCCTTTTTCGTTGTGAGGCCGCCATGGCAGAAGATGTAGCAAGCATCGGCGTCAAATTCGAGACCGATGACATTGCCCGCGGCAAGGCGTCTCTCGAAGCGCTGGCACAGCAAGGCCCCAAAGTCGAGAAGGCAATGGCTGGCGTCGAGGGCGCGGCCGCCAAGACAGGCAAGAGCCTGAAGACCCTCGGCGATGGCGCCGGCAAGGGCCTGGACGACATCGGCAAGACCGCGCCGAAGGCCGCTGAGGGCGTGGGCCGTGTGGCCAAGAGTGCCGACGATGCCAAGAAGGCGCTGGCCGGCATCGGTTCGTCTGCCGCTAACCTGGGACAGGTATCCAGCGCTGCAGCCTCCTCGGCTCGCGGTATGGCCGGATTTAGCGCTGCCTTGCAATCGTCCCAGAAGACGCTGCTCGACCTGCAGGCGCAGGTGCGTGCTGCTGCAGCTTCCGTGGCACAGCTTGGCGGAGCCGTCTCCACCGCGCTGCCCTCGATGCAGGCCGTGGTCAAGGCACAGTCCGATGCCGCCAAGAGCGCGCTGGACATGGGGGCTGCGTTCAAGGGCTCGGCCGACCAGATGCGCGCCTACTCGGCATCGTCGGCCGGCGTGGCTGATGCCAGTGCGAAAACAGCCCGCTCCCTGGACGCCACCGCCACGGCGGCACGCGCGTTCACGACCGCTATGGCCGTGGCCGGCGTGGGCTTCGGCGCAAACGAGCTGATCGCCATGGTGGACGGCTATACCAAGTTCACGGCGCAGCTGAAGCTGGCGACGAAGGGCGCTTCGGACTACGGCGTCGCCATGGTGTCCGTGAAGCGTATTGCCACCGACGCACAGCAGGGCCTGGGCGAGGTGGGCACGCTGTACGCCCGCATTGCCAATGGCACGGCCGAACTCGGACTGAACCAGCGCAAGCTGGCGGACATCACCGAGACCGTTTCGCTCGCCCTGAAAGTCAGCGGCGCAACCGCTTCCGAATCGTCCTCGGCCATGCTGCAGCTGTCCCAGGCTTTCGCCTCGGGTGTGCTGCGCGGCGAGGAATTCAACTCGGTCAACGAGGCCGCCCCCCGCCTGATGAAGGCGCTCGCGGACGGCATCAACGTGCCAGTGGGCGCACTGCGCAAGATGGCAGAAGAGGGAAAGCTCACCTCTGCCGTCCTGTCCGAGGCTCTGCCGAAGGCCCTGGGCCAACTGCGCGAGGAAGCCAAGGAAGTCCAGACCATCGGCGGCGCCTTCACGGTGTTGAAGAACAACATCATGGAGATGGTGGGCGCGCAGTCCAACGCCAGCGGCACGACCAAGGCGTTTGCCTCGGGCATCAACGCCCTGGCCAACAACCTGGATCTGCTGGCCGCTGCCGGCGGTGCCGTGGCTGTGGTGCTGGGGGCGCGCTTCGCCGCCTCGATCACTGCGTCGGGCGTGGCCTTTGCTGCCTCTGCAGTGCAGGCTGCCCGCTACCAGGCCGCCCTGGCCAGCATGGCTGGCGTCAGCACGACCGCTGCGGCTGGCCTGGTCACTGTGGGCGCGGCCGCACGGGGCGCATCTGCCGCCATGTCGCTGCTTGGCGGCCCGGTGGGTGCCGTGCTGACGGCTGTTGGCCTGGCCGCAACCGCCTTCTACACCTTCGGCGACAGCGCCAGTGCGCTGGCCAAGAGCATCGGCGGCCTGGATCAACCCCTGGAAGACCTCAAGCGCAAGATCGACGCACTGCCGCCAGAAAAGCGCATCTCCATCATCATGGAGATCAAGGAAGACGCCGTGAAGCAGGCCAAGACGGCCGAGGCGTCCTTCGTGGAGCTGGGCAACTCCGTCATGAGTGCCTTCACTGGCATGGGGGCCGTCACTGGCGCCACCATGAAGGAGGTGCAGGGCCTGAACGACCGCCTGCGCGACGCACAGCGCACCGGCGCGGACATGACGCCCATCCTGCAGGAGGCGGCGAAGTCAGCCGGCGTGAGCCAAGCCACGCTCAAGAGCTGGCTGGACCTGGCGTCGAACATCCGTGCCGCGCGCAATGCCGCCAACGACAGTCAGAACCTGGCTGCATCGGCTACGGCGGGCATCGCTGGCCCGGGCGACTTCCCGTCGCCTGGCGCGTCTCAGGCTGCCTGGATGAAGCAGCAGGAGGCCGCACAGAAAAAGCTGCTGGAGATCAGTGCGCGGCAGAACGGCGTCACCAAGCAATTCACTGACGACCTCAAGGCGTATCAGGACGCGTTGCGCACAGGCGTGATTTCCGAGAAGGAGTACGCCGATGCAGTCACCCACGCCAACAAAAAGCGCTACGAGGGCACCGAGGCCGGCAAGGAGGCTGCCAAGCAGGCTCGTGCCGGCGCCGCAGCGACCAAGACTGAGGCTTCGGCTTATGCAACCCTTCTTGCCTCCTACCAGGCCAAGATCGACCTAAACCGTGAGGAGGTTGAGTTCACGGGCCGGCTGAACGAAGCGCAGAAGGCGGAGATCAAGCTGGATGCGGACATCGCTGCTGGCAAGGTCAAGCTCTCCCGCGCGCATGAGGCTGAGCTTCGTGCGCGGATCGCCATCTGGAAGGAGCAGGAAAAGGCCAAGGACCAAGCCAAGCGCGAGGTCGTCTATTACCAGGAGCAATCTGCAGCCGCCCAGCAACTGGCCGACGACTACGTGAAGCAGTCGAAGGCAAAGGAGGCTGTGCGCGTCGCGAGCGACCGGGCTGATGCTGAGCTGAAGGACCAGATCGACCGCATGAATGTCGAGTTGTCCACGATCGGGCAGACCACTGCCGCGCGAGAACTGGCAGTCGCCCAACTGGATGCCGAGATTGAGCGTCGCAAGGCCTTGAAAGCGCTGGACGACAACCTCGATCTGGACGAGCCAACCAGGCAAGAGCAGCGTATCAAGGTCGAGGAGCGGTATGCCAAGCGTTTGGCACTGGCTCAGCAAAAAGTCTTCGTCTCTGAGTGGGACAAGACGAGCCAGATGATCAGCGATACCCTCACCGACTACATCATGAGGGGCGGGGGGAGTGCTGCTGAGTACCTGAAGCGGCTGTTCGCCACTCTCGTCTTGCGCCCCGTCGTCCAGTACGCAGTCGGATCCCTTATGGGCCCTGGAGGCGGCGGGGCCGCGGGGGCTGGCGGCATCGGAGGAGGGGGCAACGGCATAGGCGGACTCTTCGGCGGCGGCTCATTCACGCCTGGAGCCTCTGGTTTGGGTGGGCTCGCGGGGTCATTCAATGCGGGCATGGCCGGCGGATGGGTTGGCTTTGAAGGCGGTATCTCGATGATGCAGGGCGGCCAGTGGGCCGCGGGGGGCATGCAGGCACTCGGCGCGGCTGCTCCCTACATCGGTGCCCTGATCCAGATCGGGCAGGGTAAATACGGCTCTGGCGTCGGCATGGCTGCTGGCGCGTACATCGGCTCGATTGTTCCTGTGATTGGGACCGCCATTGGCGCGCTCATTGGCGGCATTGTTGGCGGCCTGTTTGATGGTGGCGCGAGAGGCGCGAATCACGCAGGCGGCGTTGCGTCAACAGCGACCACAAATCGAGATGAGGCCGTCAAGCAGGTACTGGGTACTGATGCGTGGGGCAACACGCTCACCGACTTCACTGATCGCGGCAACAAGGACCTTGACAAGCAGCTCGACACGACCGTCAAGGGCATGCTTGAGCTGTACAAGTCGCTTGCAAAGATCGGTGGCGGCAAAGCGCGCGATATCGACATAGCGGCTGGCTTTTCGGTAAATCCGAAGTACGGCGATGAAGGAGCCATGGGCTTCTTTCAGATCCTGGACAAGCAGACCGGAGAGGTGCTCAAGAAGTACAAAAACCGGGACTTGGATACCGACCCTCAGAAGGCTTGGGCGCAGTTTGTAGCCGATATGGGAGGCGAGTTGGTCAACGAGATCAAGAAGGGCGATATCCCGGGCTGGATGCGGGATGAGCTTGATGCACTCGGCGAGAACGTCACCCTGGAAGGGCTAAACACCGCGATCCAAAAGATCGCCGTGATCGATGCCTCGTTCAAGAGCTGGGGCAACACCCTGGTCGGCTTCAATGACCTGAACGCCAAGGCGCAGACGGCGTTGCTGAAGACCTCGGGCGGCATCGAGGCGCTGACGGGCAACATCAATGCCTTCTATGCCGGGTTCTACAGCGAGGCCGAGCGCGCCGAGATCCTGCAGCGTCAGGTCCGCGAACAGCTCAAAGGCCTGGGCGTGGATATCGACCCCAAGGATGGCGAAGCGGCAAAGAAAGCTTTCAGGAAGCTCATCGAAGACGCGCTGGCCTCTGGCAACACTGAGCTGGCTGCGAAGCTGCTTGCGCTCGCGCAGTTGTTCGGAGTTGCGGCCGATGCGGCTCAAAAGGCTGCGGAAACTGCGGCGGATGCGGCAAAGACGGCAGCTGACGAAGCGGCGCGCGCACTGGAGGAGGCCAAGCAGAAAGCCAAGGACGCCGCGCTTGCCAACTTCGAGGCGGCCGTCGCGCGCGAGCAGGAGTATTGGCAGCGGATCGTGACGGACTCGCTGGCAGCAGTGCAGGCGATATCCAGCATCCTGACACCGCTGAAGCAGAACGCGAAGGAGCTGTTTGGCTCCATCGATGCTGCCCAGCAGATGCAGGCCGCTGCGGGCATGGTGTACATCGAGCAGGCTCTCGCGGGCGTGCGCGGTGGGGCCAAGCTCTCCAGCTACGACGGGCTCACGGACGCGATCAGCGCGGCGCGCGGAGGCATCACATCGGGCCGCTACGCATCGCAATTCGAGCGCGACCGAGACGCCCTGGTGCTGGCTAACCAGCTCAGCCAGATCGCTGGCTATGGCGACTTGCAGCTCAGCGTCGAGGAAAGGCAGCTGAAGAACTCGCAAGAGCAGTTGCAGCGCCTGGACAAGACGCTCAGCTACTGGCGCGACCTGCTGGACGGCAACAAGGCTCAGATTGATGCAACGCTCAGCGTTGAAAAGGCGATCGAGGCGCTGAAAGCCTTGATATTCCCGGAAACCCCGGCAACAGGTGGTGGAGGCAAGGGCCCGCAGCCCAGTTGGGGTAGCGGTGGCGGTGGTGGCGGCGCAGGCACGCCAAGTTGGGGCAGCGGCACTGGCTCGTCGGGCAAGTACAAGCTGCCCACCGCGATCCTGCCGGATGGCTCGGTGATCTACGAGAACGCTGGAGCCGACAAGGAAAAGCACCTCGATAGCCTGTCCGACATCTTCAACCGCTACAGCGGAACGGGTGACTTCGTTGGCCTTGCCAATGCCATCCGGGATGCCGGCGGCACTGCAAATGACTTGGCATACCTCTACGGATTCAGTGAGCGCGACGTGCTGGCCGCACTGGATCGCAATGGAATCCCGCGCTTCGATGTTGGAACCAACCGCGTGCCGCAGGACATGCTGGCCATGGTCCACAAGAACGAGGCCATCGTGCCGGCAGCGTTCAACCCATGGGCGGGCGGCACAGGCATGGGGGGCGGGAACAACAACGCTCGGCTGGAGGCCTTGGTTGCCCAGTTGATCGATGAAAACCGCACACAGGCCGGGAAGATCGTCCGGCTCAACTCACAAGTGGCGCGGCTGCTGCAGCGCTGGGACGGCGACGGAATGCCTCAGCCGCGAAAAGAAGGAGAGGGGGTTGCAGCATGAGCATTTCATCGCTCGTCGTCATCGCGCCGCTTGTTGTTACGCCGGCCATGCTGGTGAGCACGAATGTGCCCGAGACAGACTATCCAGAGTGGGCGGCCGGCACGACCTACACGAAGGGCCAGCGGGTGATCCTTGCCGCCCAGCACAAAGTCTACGAGAGCACGGCGGACAGCAACACGGGGAACAACCCCACGACGCCGTCTTCCGAGCCCAAGTGGGTCGAGGTCGGGCCGACAAACCGCTGGCGTCCTTTCGATAAGTCGGTCAGCAGTCAGGTCAAGCAGGCCAACAACATCAGCTATCGGATCAAGCCGGGCCAGGCGATCACATCGCTCGGCTTGCTCAACGTCACGGGTGCCACGAGCATCCGGGTGCGGTTGATTGATCCGACGTTCGGCACCGTCTACGACAAGACAACCGCGATGTCTCCAGTACCTGTTGCTGTGGGCTGGTGGGAGTGGTTTTTTGGGGAGCGGCGCACTCCGACGCAAGCCCTCTTGCAGGACCTGCCCAGCTTCCCGGCTGCCGACGTCCTGATCGATGTCACCGGCACGGCTGACCTGGCTGTTGGCGTGATCTTGATGGGGCAGCGCCGCACGTTCTCGCTCGGCGTCAAGTCGGGCGCGCGTGTGAGCTTCCAGGACTACTCGATCAAGGATCGCAACGAGTTCGGCGACGTCATCCTGCTGGAGCGCGGATTCGCCAGGCGCGCGGCCTTCCAGATGCTTCTGTCCTCCAAGGAAGTCGATGCGTTCAACGACTTCCTGATTTCGGTGCGGGCCACGCCGTGCCTCTGGATTGGCTCCGGTCGATTCGAGGCAACGGTGGTCTATGGGTTCTGCAAGAACTACGAAATTCTTCTCTCTTACTACGACTATGCAGACTCCGAGTTGGAGCTGGAAGGGCTGACATGACAGACATCGTTACGCCAACCCCGATTTATGCGCTGCCGCCGGCACCGTCTCCCGGGGACACGCCGGCAGAGTTCAATGCAAAGAGCTTCCCGTTTGTCGCGGCCGAGGTTGCCATGGTGCCGCAGATCAACACTGCGGCGGCCCAGACGAACCAGAACGCCACAGCGGCCAATGAACGAGCGATCGCGGCTGATGCCTCGGCGGATGCAGCTGCGGTCGAGGCAGATCTGGCTATGGGATATCGCAACACGGCCAACGCTGCAGCCGGGACCGCAACAACCCAGGCGGGGATTGCCACAGGTGCGGCCGGCACGGCAACAACTCAGGCTGGACTTGCCAGCACTGCGCGCACGGGTGCCGAAACGGCCCGAAGTGGCGCCGAAGCTGCACGCGATGCCTCAGTCACCGCCAAGGGACAGTCCGAGGCGGCGCGCGACGCAGCCCAGGCCTACCGCGACCAGGCCGAAGTCTTCGCAAGCGGCCAGCTCAAGGGCAGCAGCACGACGAGCGTGACGCCCGGGGCTGGTGCCAAGAGCTTTGCGATAGAGCCCTCTCGCTCTTTTGTGACGGGCATGTACCTGGTGTCCACATCCACCAGCGATCCAGCAACGAGGATGAGCGGCTACGTGCAGAGCTATGACGCCGGCACAGGCGCTCTGGTCATCGGCGTGGACACGTTCGCTGGTGCGTCGGCAAAAGCGGACTGGGTGATCGGCGTGGCCGCGCCTGGGGCCTCGGACTCGATGACTGTGCAGGTCATCACGGCGAGCGCGAATGCCGTGCCGGGGGTGTTTTACATCTTCGCGACTGCCGGGGTCACCCTCACGATTCCCACGAACTTCAGTGCGGGCCAGACGTTCGGCTTCGGCATGTCGCGCGCGATCACCACGGCAAACATCAACTGGCAGAGCAACAAGCTCAAGGGCCGCAGCCCTGGCGTGATGCAGCTCCTGTCGCAAAACGACACGGCGGTATGCCGCTGGACCAATTCAACTGATGGATTCATGGAGGCCGCATGAGCGTTTTTAGCGAATATTTCGGTGGCGGCGGTGGCAAGCTGCGCTACCAAGATTTCCCTTCATCGGGAACATTCACGCCGCCGGCTACGCTGGTTGCCAATGGCGGCCAGTGCTTTGTGCTCATCGTCGGCGGAGGTGGCGGCGGAGGTTGCCAGCAAAGCGGTGCGGGCGGCGGTGGTGGCGGCGGCGCAGTCGTGCAGCTGTACATGACCATCACAGCCGCCGCGACCGTCACGGTAGGTGCTGGGGGCGCTGGCGCATCGACCTTCGGCATGGGGGGCAACGGCTCCGCGTCGTCTGTGGGCTCAGTAAGCGCGCCAGGTGGCGGCGGCGGTGGCGGCAGCGTGTCGGGCTCCTATGGAGTCGGCAACAGTGGAGGCTGTGGTGGCGGTGGCTCTGCGTCTGGCGCGGGCGGCGGTGGTGGTGGCATGGGAGGTTCCGGCATCCCGCCGACGGTGGTCGGCAGCACGTTCGCGCAAGGCGGAGCTGGCACATACGGCGGTGCTGGCGCGCGCGGAGGATCTGGCGCGATGACGGACTCATCGCATGGCGGCATCGGCTTGGCCGGATACGGCGGCGGAGGTGGTGGTGGCGGCGGATCTGTCGCCGCATCCCCGGGCGGCAATGGCCTGTCCGGGGGCGGCAATGGTGCCACTGCGGGCACGACTGCTGCGACTGCAGGCCGCGCAAACAGCGGTGGCGGTGGCGGTGGTGGCGGCACGGGCGGCACAGCAGGTGCCAACGGTGGCTCGGGATTCGTGCGGATCGGGTGGTACGAATGATCAAAGACTACGCACTCATCAAGGACGGCCGCGTTGCGCAAGTCATCGTCGCCGATGCTGGCTTTGTGGCCGGCATTCAAGACATGTGGGACCACATCGAGCCGGCATCGGCAGGGGCTGGTGTCGGCTGGGCATGGACAGCGGAGGGGTTTGAGCCTCCTCCGCCAGGTCCGCCACCACCGCCGCCGCCTGCTCCACACAGCTGCACCCGTCGCCAGGGCCAGCTCGCGTTGCTGAGTTACGGGTTGCTCGATGACGCGGAGGCGGCAATTGCTGCCATCGCTGACCCAATGGGCCGGCGCGCCGCGCAGATCGAGTACGACGCGGACACGTGGGAGCGAAGCAACCCGTTCCTCGTGCAGCTCTGGACGCAGATCGGCGGAACACCAGCATCGCTCGATGAAGCCTTCGCACTCGCTGTGACGCTCTGACCGACACCACTCCACAACAACCCGCTTCGGCGGGTTTTTTCATGTCCGAAAGGAACCCCATGAGCACCCCACGCGGTATCCGCAACAACAACCCCGGCAACATCGACCGCACTGCAGAGAAGTGGCAGGGCATGGCGGCTGACCAATCCAGCGATTCGCGCTTCGTGGTGTTCTCTGCGCCGGTCTGGGGCCTGCGCGCCCTGGCCAAGGTGCTTCTGAGCTATCAGCGCAAGCACGGCCTGCGCACGCCTGCAGCGATCATTGGCCGCTGGGCGCCGCCCGTCGAGAACGATACCGGCGCCTACGCGCGCCAGGTGGCAAAGGCGCTGGGCGTCGGCGTCGGTGACCAGATCGACCTGCAGCAGCCCGAAACGCTCCAGCGCATCCTGCCCGCCATCGTCCAGCACGAGAACGGCCAGCAGCCATACCCTGCGGCCCTGATTGCCGAGGCCGTGCGCCTTGCGCTGGAGTAACAGCGCATGGATGCACCAGATCTCAACAGCCTACCAGGCGGCCCCTTGGGTGCGCTCACGGCCGCCCTTGCTGCAATCAGCGGCGGCTTCATCTTCCTGCGGCAGTACCTGAGCCGCGGCGCTGCTGACCGTGCAGACGATGCAGGCCGGGTCTCGGCCATCAACGTCTACAAGGAGCTGCTGGAGGCAGAGCGAGCCGCCCGCGCCTTGGCCGACAAGCGCGCCGACGACTTCGCGCGTGAGCGCAACGAGGCCATCACGATGATGGGCAAGCTGCAGGGCCAGCTCGAAGGCATGCAGCGACAGCTGCAGCAGGCCACCGAGGAAATTGCAGGCCTGGAAAACCGGGTCCGCCAACTCACGGAGCAAGTCCATGCAAAAAGCTGATTTGCACAAGGCGCGCGACCTGGCCACCGGCCTGCTGCTGCTGGCCACGCTGCTGGGCAGTGGCGCCGGTCTGGGCTACTGGCTCGGCACAGAGAACATGCGCACTCTGCTGGTGGAGGCGCGGCAGGCGCACGTCGATGAGATCGGACGGCTGCAAGAGGCGCATCGGACTGCGCTGCAGGCCGTGTCTGGGACGTTGCAGCGCGCGGCGGCCGACACCGCCCAGGCGGCAGACACGGCGGCAGCAGCGGCAGAGACGGCCCAAGGCGCGGCGGCCATTGCGGGGAAGGCGGCCAAGGCTGCAGGCCTGCCAGCGGCAGCCATAGAGCGTGACCGCAAGGCTATCAACTCGACTATTCAGCGCGCGAATGAGCGCATCGGGGAGGGCCAGCGATGATCCGCATACCCTTCCTTGCGCTGCTGTTGGTCGGCTGTGCCGAGGCCCCGCAGCCGCCCGCGCCCGCGCCTGCGGAGCTCCACGTCATCGAGGTGCGCCGCGAGTGCCCGCCACTGCCCGAGCTGCGCGCCGGGGCATCGGGCGTAGAGCGCCGCATCCACACCCAAACCATCGTCCGGATGTACGCGGCGTGCGCAGGAGGCTCCCATGATCGCTGACAAGCTGAAGGCCTACGGCTGGCAGGCACTGGCCCTGGTCCTGGCGGCCTTGCTGGCTTGGCAGGCCGTCGCGCGCCTCGGCGCCGAGCGCGATGCGGCCCTGGCCCGCGCCGAACTGGCCGGCGCGCGAGAGGCGGCGGCCACGGCCGCGCGCCAAGCATCTGAGAAATACCGCGATCTGGAGGACAAGCACCGTGACGACATCCGCACCATCGACACCCAGGCCCGGCAGGAGCTTGCGCGTTCTGCAGCTGACGCTGACGCTGCCCGCGCTGCTGCTGGCCGGCTGCGCGGCGACCTCGCCGACTACATCACCGCCCACCGTGCCGCCGCCCAGGCTCGCGCCGCTGCCGGACAGTGCACGCCAGACACCGCAGCCCTCGATCTGCTCGCCGAGCTGCAGCGCCGCGCTGACGAGCGAGCGGGAGCGCTGGCGCGCATTGCTGACGACGCCCGCCACCGAGGCAGCGCCTGC